GGGGGCCCTCCGCAAGCTGGTTGCAGCCGGTGAACTGAAAAAAGAAAGCCGTGGGAAAAATACCTGCTATTTCAGACTGAATTAGATATCCTTCAATACGAGCAACTTTTTAGAGGGCCGCGCCTGTTTATATGAGCAGGTGCGGCCCGTTTAGTCACTTCACGGAAGTTGGCGTACAGTTCAAAGGTTGAGCCGCTATAGACAAGGAATACACCCAAAGTCCCTGCCGAAAAACATACACTCGCCTTACCAGAAGAAATACTGCTTCATATCTGAGACACTGCCATCTTTATCGCAGAAACATTCGTAGTTAGCGAGACAGTTTCGGCAATGAGCAATCACATCGAACCCACCGGGTGAATGCCCGTTGTCGGTAATGCTCATGACTTCCAATGGCTTTCCACAGGCGGGGCACGGTCTGATCTTCCTTGCCTGACGAGTGGCACGCTCTCTCTGAGCTGTTTCAAGTGCATCTAAAAGACCCTGCCAAAGATTTGGATTCAGTTCATGCTCTGCATAGTCTTCAAGGTGCCGCCGAATATCATCGGCAGCCAATACGAGAAACTTATCATCCAGAAGCCGAATGTGACGCTTGATATAATTGGCAACTACCACGGGCATGCAAGTATTCCTGCCTATCGCATACCGCATTGCCGACAACAGGATTAAGCGAAAATCAGAATCGCAGATCGGAGCGGGCAGATCCTGAGGGAACAGCAGAAACTCCTTGCCATTATTCATGCATACACGCAGCGGCCGCTGTTCCTCTGTTACCAGATTCAGTAGGCTGTTAGCTTGATCCTTCAGCTCATCAACGGTGATCGATTCGTAGTCCTGAAACGGGTTTACTTCATAATTCATCATTTGACCTCCAATCAGTTTGACCTCACGATAAGGTGTTGGCATTGTAGCTCTGACTGCCCGGAGGTTCAACGGTTTCTTTTGTGGCGAAAAACAATAAAGCCGAGTATATGCAGTACAAAAATACAGAGAATTCAAAAATAGCGGAAATAACACGAAATATCTTCAAAAGGATTGAAAAGGCTCGAAATATTCAGTATAATATAAAAGTGAATTTATGCGAATATACGAAGATGAGGTGTAGTTGATATGTCTAATTTAATCAACGAAAACTATATCAGTATCGAAGATGCAGCATTGTTTCTGGATATTAAGCCAGTTACCCTGCGCAAATGGATAAAGGATAAAAGTGTACCTGCCCACAAAATCGGAAAACAGTGGAAATTCAAACGTTCCGAACTGGAAGAATGGGTTAAAAGCGGTAAGAGCGCAATGGAATAATAACTCACCAGGAAGGAACAATGATATGTCTGAAGTGATACTTTATAACAGTGACTGCATACAGGCTATGACTGAAATTGCAGATCACTCTATAAACTTGATTCTTACTGATCCGCCGTATAATCTCGGCAACTTTATGAAAAGCAGAGATACCAACCTCAAAAAAATGCGTGACAACTTCTTTGGGGCTGCGGGTTGGGATAACCTCGAATATGATGAATGGGCAAATGCTATGGACGCTTTCTTTGCGCAAGCTGCGCGAGTTATGAAAAAGGGCGGGTCTATGATTGTCTTTATGGCGGCCATCAAAGTCGAAACCACCATCAGTCTGGCCGAAAAGCACGGATTTTATTATAAGACCACTGGAATCTGGCACAAACTGAATCCTATGCCCCGGAATATGAATTTGCACTTTGTAAACTCTACGGAAACATGGATTTATTTTACATACAAAACACGCACCGGCACCTTTAACAACAATGGTGCGGTGTTGCACGATTTTATTGAAACCGCAGTAACTCCTGCCAGTGAGCGTAGATATGGTAAGCACCCTACGCAAAAGCCAGAGGTGCTTATGAGTCATTTTGTTGAGGTTTTGTCTAACGCAGACGATTGGGTTCTCGATCCTTTCATGGGAAGCGGTACATCTGGAGTCGTAGCGAAACGAACCTGTCGCAATTTTATTGGAATTGAACTGGATAAAAATTACTTTGATATGGCAAAAAAACGCATCGAAGGAGGTCGAACGGAATGAAACCTACAGTCATTGACCTCTTTGCAGGCGTTGGCGGTTTGTCACTTGGTTTTGAACAAGCCGGTTTTCATGTTGTACTGGCAAATGAGTATGACGATGAAATTGCAGCCGCATACCGAAAAAATCACCCTGAAACAAAAATGGTGGTCGGTGATATCACTGCGTTAGATCTCGAAAACACTTTCGGAGTATTTTCTGGAAAAATCGATGTAATTATTGGTGGTCCCCCATGCCAAGGGTTCTCTCAAAAAGGGCAGCGTAAAACAATTCACGATGAGCGTAACTTCTTATTCAAGTATTATGTTAAAGTCGTAGACCTTGTTCGACCCAGATATTTTGTAATGGAAAATGTCCCGAATTTGCTGACGGCCGAGAATGGATATTTCCAGAAGGAAATTATTGACCTTTTTAATGGAATGGGGTACAGCCTGAACGCTGGTGTCCTTAACGCAGCAGATTATGGTGTACCACAAAACAGAAGACGTGCAGTGATTATCGGTAAAAGAGACGGCGAAGCACCTGCGTTACCGATAAAAACAGGACAGCGTGTAACAATTTGGGATGCAATTGGTGATTTGGCTTATCTTGAATCAGGAGAGGGTCAAGAAGAACAGCAATATGCGGAGCTTCCTGCCAGCGATTATGCAAAATCTCTGCGTGGAGATATGTGTGTGCTTCATAATCATGTCGCTACCAAACATTCGAAATTGGCATTAGAACGACTGGCACTTATTCCGCCGAACTGCGGAAAGGAAGTTTTGCCAGATGAACATCTAACGAAATCCATTTATAGTGGTACTTGGTCCCGGATGATAAAAGACGATATTTCGGTTACTATCACGACGAGGTTCGATACGCCATCCTCTGGACGTTTCACGCACCCTTATTTGAATCGTGCTATTACAGTACGCGAGGCGGCACGTATTCAGTCATTCCCAGATAGTTTTATTTTCACAGGGACAAAAAGTTCCCAAATGAAACAGGTAGGAAACGCCGTTCCACCGCGTCTGGCAAATGCCATTGCGACAGTGATAAAAAAAGATATGGAGGACGATGAATTATGATCAGACCAGAATCTGCTCCTGTATATGACCCAATAGACCTGAAATTAGGGATCAAATCCTCTCTGCCATCCGTTAAGCCGACATTAGCATTGCTCTTTCTTATGTGGCATGAAATGGGTCGTCCGTCTGAATTAGAGTATGCGACTGCGCAGGGAAACACAATTGTACTGCGAACAGATATCGAAGAGACACTGTATCAGAGACTGCATGAGATTTCTGACGGGGTAACATTAGAGCAATTCCGGGATAAGGTAAACAACAATCTGATGTTCAAAGCGCAGCTTGAAGCATTGTTGGTTGCTTTTGAACTTGTATGGAAAGTTGCAAAAATCAGATTTTCTGATGGTAGGCCTAATAGTGCCGAAAGAACGGGCGGTTCTTGTGACGTAACGAGATCAGTGTCAAAAATGACGGAGATCGAGAGACGGGGCGGGAAAAGGTGGGATAAGCCGAAAAAGGCAGGGAAATCAAGGGATTGCAGGGGCGGTAAGTTCTGAAAACCGCCGAAAATTTGAGCCGACGCCACGACGGCGACGCGCACGTTCCGTGTCAATCACGACGGCCGCGCGACGCTGTTCGGGCGTCTTTTTTCGTCGTCGGCGCGTTTCTAACGCTTCGGGGCGTTCGCGTTTAACGCTGGGCGTTCGAGCGTTCGGACGCGCGTTAGAAAACGGCGAAAGCCTTGCAAACACTGGGCTTTTTCGCGTTCGAGCCGCCGAGCGGGAGCACTGCCGGACGCCGCCGTGCGCCGCCGCCGCTGAACGCCAGAGGTGCGCCGGGTGCGCCGGTAGGTGCGCCGGACACAAAAAACGCCCGAAAACCAGCATGAATACAGGCTTTTCGGGCAAATACAGAACAAACAAGGCAGACAGCCTGCACGCGTCACCGCGTCGGCCGTCTGCCTTTTGCTATGTATAAGTATGCAATATATGCAGATATTATGCAATTATCGCTGCGGACCCGGCCAGGAGACCAGGAACGTCACTTTGCCGCGCGCAACTGTTCGCCAGCGAGGGCATCGGAAGCCATCGTCATGGCTTCCGCACGGCGATATATATCGCCGAGAATGATCGCTTTGCCCGCTTCGTCCAGGCCGTCCCATAGGCAGCCCACTTTGAGGGCGTCGTCGCTGATCCCGCGGATCGCGTCGGCGTCCTTCTTTTCTTCGTGCGGCACAAGCGTGGCGGGATCAATCTGTTCTGTCGCGTCCCCCGTCAGCAGGTACATCGGCGAGCATTGCAGACAGTCCGCGATCCCGATGATGTACTGCGCAGGAATGTCCCGCCCCAGGCGCAGCCAGCTGTTGAGCGTCGAAACGGGGACGCCGATGCTGTCGGCCAGGTCCTTCTGGCGCAGGCCAAGGTTATGAAGCCGTATCTCGATAATGTCGCGGATTCTCTGCTTGCAGTCCATAGTATTGCCTCCAAAACACAAATATAGAATTAAATCCACGTTTGCGTATTGACAACACATCGGTGGAGTGATAACATAAACGTGTACCACGATTGTGTAACGTGGACAGCCTACAAAAAAGATACCACAAAACTGGCGTGAAAACAAGACAAATTAACATGACACGGAAGGAGAAGTTCAAAAGATGGGAAATGAAGCCTTCACCGAAGCGCAGGAGAAGCAGATCGTCGAGGTGATCCGCGCGACCGTGGCCGAGGTGCTGCGGCAGCAGGAAGCGCAGAAGCGGCGCGGCGACACCGAGTCACAGGCACGCGTCGCCGCGCACATCGAACGGCAGCGCGAGCAGCTGGAGCAGATCAGAGCGGAGCAGGCCGCCGAACACGGCGACCCGATCCGCGCGATGTTCTACCGCATGGGCGCGGAGCTGCTGGGCGACGAGATCACGGCCACACCGGCTCGGTCCCCTGCGTCCACGCAAGCACATACACCAGTTCGGACCTGTCTTCGCCCCGCCGCTCTGCGACGCGAAGCAGCACCCAGCCAGCGTCCAGGTATTTGTTCGCGGCATAATCGTCGGCAGCTTCAAAGACCTGGCGCACATCGGAAAAATCGAAATCCATGAGATCACCCCCATGGGAATTGTAACACAAACATGACAAGGAGGCAAGGGCATGAGACGGATCAAGACCTACAAGAAGTGGAGCATCTGGAGGCTGACGGCGGCGGAGGCCATCGACGTGGGCGGGCGCTTCGCGGCATTTTTGCCGGAGACGGACCCAGGCGCGATGGACGAGCCGGAGTGGGCAGCGGACAGCGTGCAGGAGCTGATCGACTTCATCGACAGCTACGAGAAGTGAACGCGGACGGATGGTACAGGCCCCAGGGCTACGGCGGCTGCCGGAACTGCATGTTCCGCGGCGAGGGGCTGTCAATGTGCCGGAGGGCCGCGGAGGCCAAGGCAAGCATCCCGGTCTGCCCATTCTGGCAGAGGCGGGAGCAGGAGAAAGGAGACGAAGATGGTAAACCGCAGGAAGGTATTTGTGCAGCAGTTCTCTGATCTGCTTCGCAGCGGACGGCGCACGGGCGTCGAGCGGCTGGAGCTGTCGGACAACGGCAATCTGGTGACGATCTGCTTCGAGGGGGGCGGACGCCGCGAGGTCAACGTAGAAGGCGACAGCGAGGCGGCGCTGATCCTGGACGTGATCCGCCGCGTGCTGTACTAAGCCCACGCAGGGCAAGGCCCAGTCCCGTGAAAGCCGGGACCGCCCCTTCGGGGGCGCGGCGCTCATGCCTGCTGAAAGGAGGACACATTATGGAGAAGTACAAACCGGAGCCGGGCTACCGCGAGCCGTACACCGAATACGGCATGGAGATCGTCATGTTCTGCGCGAAGCACTGCCTGACCAAGAAGGCGCTGGCCGCAGAGGCGGGCATCCCATACGACAGTCTGCTGGCGACGATCAAGGGCCGCCGCAGGGGCCACAACGTCAAGGCCGCCGTGGCCCCTGTCATGGCGCGCTACGAAGCGGCTGCGAAGAAGCAGCGGGGGAAAGGCAGGGGTGCGTAAATGCAGAGCTACATCAGCACCAGCACCGCAGCCCTGCTGACCGGCGAAGCCCCCCAGCGCATCCGCGAGAAGATCGCGGGCGGCGTCTATGAGACCCGCAAACAGCGCGGCGACCGCGGCGGCGGCAACGGCGGCGAAAGCTACCAGATCGCCGTCAGCAGCCTGCCGGTGGAGGCACAGATCATCTACGCCCAGCGCGGCGGCGTGATCAACGGCCCGATCAACGACGACTGCGATCTGGCGGGCTACCACGCCCGCTTCGGCGACAACGGGATGCGGGAGCTGCTGGGCAAGCAGCGGGCCGTCCTGGAAGGCCTGGCGATCCGGAAGCTGAATCCGGAGGACGTGGTCGAGCAGCTGGCGGCGCTGGCCGAGGACCACGGCACGAGCCTGCGGACGCTCTACCGCTGGATGGACGCCTACGAGGCGAAGGGGCTGCCGGGCATCATGCGCGCGGTGAGCCGCAAGGACAAGGGCACGCGGCCGAGCATCTGCGCGGCTGCCTATCAATACGCATACGGCCTGTACGCCGACAAGGTGAAGCGGACGCAGGCCACGATCTACAACAAGCTGGTGGACAAGGCCGCCGTGCTGGGACCGGACGCCTGCCAGAAGTGCATCTTCTGCGAGGGCACCGAGGCCCGCGCCCGTCTGATGGAAACGGGCGAGATCAATCACTACCCGCCCTGCGCCGAGCCGGTGAAGGCGGGGATGCGGGTGCCGGAGTGCAGGCAGACGCTGTCGCGGATGCTGGCGGCGATCCCGTCCGATGAAGTGACGCTGGCCCGCCGCGGCGTGAAAGCCTGGAAGGACGACCACATGTTCATGGCGGTGCGTGAGAAGCCGCAGACCGTGAACGAGGTCTGGTTCGGCGACCACCACCAGTTCGACTGCTTCGTGCTGGACGAGACCGGCAAGCCGGTGCGCCCATGGCTGACGGCCTGGTACGACGCCGCGACCGGCTGCCTGGTGGGCTGGGTGCTTTGCACCAACCCGAACACGGAGACGATCACCGAGGCGTTCATCCGCGGCGTGGCCCACACGGAACACAGCCCCTTCTACGGCCTGCCCGCCCATCTCTACATAGACAACGGCAAGGACTACCGCAGCAAGACCTTCGAGACCGGCCTGATCAAGGAACACGACCTGGGCTATCTGAACTGCAACATCGCCAGCAACAGCGTGATCCAGTTGTTCAACGTGACGATCCACCACGCGCAGCCCTATCACGGCTGGGCCAAGACCGTGGAGCGATTCTTCGGCACGCTGGAGGACATCTACATCCGCGACGCGCCAGGCTGGTGCGGCGGAAGCCCGAAGGAACGGCCGGAGGACTTCTCCCGCGATCTGCGGCGGCAGCTGGAGCATGGGCAGCTGTGGACGATGGACCAGTTCTTCGAATGGCTTCGGGACGATGTCTTCCCTGCCTACCACAACCGGCCCCATGAGGGCCACGGCGGGCGCAAGCCTATCGACCTCTACAACACCCTTCCCCGCGCCCGCATGGACCAGCCCAGCTGGCAGATGCTGTGCGTAGCCCGCGACGACATGGCCGAGCGCAAGATCACGCAGCGCGGCATCAAGTTCAAGAACAAGCTGTTCTGGTCCGACGAAATGATCGGGCTGGCAGGCACGGACGCCGTGATCCGCTACAGCCGCAGCGATCTGTCCAGCGTGTCGGTGATGGTGGACGGCAAGTTCCTGTGCGAAGCCGGTCCGCACGAGACCTTCTCGCTGGTGGGCGAGGACGAGGAACGCGTGGCCGCGCACGTCGGCAGACAGAAGAAGCAGCTGCGCGAGACCCGATTCCGCATCGCTGTCGCCAGCCGCAGCGCGTTCGCCGACGAGGTGGACGTCAAGAAGAACACCGGAACGATCACGGCCATCGAATACGAGAAGGCCGCCAGAGCCAGAGAGAAGCTGCGCAGCAAGCCGCCGCGCAAGCCGCGCGACGACAACAGCGGCGACGTGGTGCGCTCCATGTTCGAGGCAATGGGCGAGGAACTGCTGCGCAGCGCACGATAACGCGCGACATCTGTGACAAAAACGAAAGGAGCGGACCCCATGAACGAACGCGAAAACGAGTACCGCGGATGCAGGCTGCACCGCTATCTGGTGGCCGAGGCCACCCCCACCGAGCGCCAGGCGCTGCGCGAGGCGATCCAGCGCGTGAACACCGAGGGCGCGACGCAGATCGTGCTGCTGTCCTGCTGCGAGGTTGACACCATCAGCCGCCTGGACGCCGCCAGGCTGCGCAGAGCCGCCGAAAAGCGACGGGCGCGGAGAATCCGCCAGCTGATCCAAACGGTCTGCTGCTGGCTGTCGGCGGCCTGCCTGTTCATCGCCTGGGGCGTGGCTGGCAGCGTGGAGTGCGGCACGCGCCCGATGTGCTGGGCCACGGCGCTGCACATGACCGGCTGGATCGCCGCCTTCGGCATCTTCGCCTGGATCGGCGGTCTGATGGATCGGTAGACCCGAAAAGGCCCAAGGCCCAGTCCCGTGGAAGCCGGGACCGCCCCTTCGGGGGCGCGGCGCTTACAGCCACAAACGAAAGGAGCGCTGACACAATGACGAATCTGGCAGAGAATCTGACGACGACTACCAGCCAGGGGGACCTGGCACGCGAATTGCAGCGGCTGCGCGACGCGGAGGGTGTGACCTTCGCAGCCATCGCCAACAAGACCGGCATCAGCCGGTCGGCCATCAGCCAGCTGGTGAATCAGGGGCTGCGGATGAAGCCCGAACACGAGAAGAAGCTGTGGGACGCCGTGAACGAGATCAAGGGCACGGAAGAACGGCTGGGGCCTGACGTCCCCGTCGCGCCGATCCACTTCAAGACGCGCATCGAGCTGTTCGAGACGAAGGAGTTCAAGGAGTGCATGGGCTGGTGCAACTACGTCTGCAGCAAGCGCAAGATGGGCGTCATGGTGGGCCACCCCGGCAGCGGCAAGACCACCGTGCTGCGCCACTTCGCGCAGACCCAGCCTGGCGTGCTTTACATCGAAGCCTGGCCGCAGATGCGCGTGGGCGATATGCTGGAGGCCATCGCGCGGCCGCTGGGCCTGTCCCTGCGCGGCAACAACTACCGCAAGACCCAGGACCTGATCGCCTACCTGTCGGGCCGCACGGACGTGCTGATCGCGGTGGACGAGGCCGAGTATCTGGCGAAGTGGGATGTGGACAAGTTCGAGGTCCTGCGCAAGGTGTGGGACAACACCGGCACGCCGGTGATCCTGTGCGGCACGGATGTGCTGGAGGGTATGCTGACCCGCGGCCGCGGCCGCCACGACAACCTGGCGCAGCTCTACCGCCGCAAGGTGGAATTGAAGTTGAACGGCATCGGCCAGGCCGAGGCACGCACGATCCTGCGGGAGTACAACGTGAGCGACGACGCTGCCGACGCTCTGGCGACCATCGCCGCAGACGTAAAGCACGGCGGCATGGGCACCTTCGTGGAAATCCTGGACATCTGCCTGGAGGCCGCCGAGGGCGGGCAGATCACCGGCGACATCCTGGCAAGCGCCCGGAAATACAAACTGATGTACTAAGGAGGACAACGTGAAGACACTGACAATCATCTACCTGGCGGCGACGGCTGCGGCCTTCGCCTACGTCGGGGGCGTCTGCTTCTTCAAGCGGCGCGCCCCTGCGGCCGGAACGCTGGGGCTGATCATCGCGGCCATCGGGCTGATCCTGATCGCGTGGATGGGGGCGACGGTATGAAGGCGGCCTACACCCGAATCAAGAAGCCGCGCCGCGTGACGGACGATCCCGTGATCTATGTTTGCAGCCCCTATGCAGCAGACCCCGAACGCAACGCCCGCCGCGCCGAGAACTTCTGCCGCTACGTCTGGGAAATGGGCGGCATCCCGCTGGCCCCGCACCTGCTGTTCCTGCGCTTTATGAATGAGAACAGAAACAAGGAGCGTGAAGCGGGGCTGCGCATGGCCCGCAAGCTGCTGGGCATGTGCGACGAAATGTGGGTGTTCGGTGACGAGATCAGCGAGGGCATGGTCGGCGAGATCGTCGAGGCATCGTCCCGCAGCATCCCGATCTACCACTTCAACGGCCCCATTACCCTGACCATCGCCCGCGACGGGAAAGACCCGAATCGCTGGTCGTGGCATATTTGACATCAAGGAGGAAGACACAATGGCAAGAAAACGCGTAGAAGACACGGTCCCCGCTCTGGAGAGCTGGGACGACGTGAATCAGGCGCTGGCGACCATCGCGGACAATCAGCGCACGGTGGAGAACTTCGAGGCAGCGATGCAGAACAAGATCGACGAGGCGAAGGCCGAGGCGGAAGCCCGCAGCCGCGTCTTCATCGAGGCCACCAAGCGCCTGGAGCGCCAGATCAAGGAGTTTGCCGAGGCACACCGCGACGACATGGACGGCAAGAAGACCAAGACGCTGAACTTCGGCGCGGTGGGCTTCCGCAAGTCCACGAAGATCAAGCTGCCGAAGGCCCCCACCAAGCTGGCTGAGATCATCCAGCTGCTGCGCAGCAAGGGCATGGACGACTGCGTGAAGACGCCCGCGCCCAGCGTCGATAAGGACGCCCTGCGTAAGTACCCCACCCAGGACATCGTGGCCGTGGGCGCATCCATTGAAGTGGACGACGTGTTCTGGTACGAGCCGGACCGCGAGAAGCTGGAACGCGGCTAACCGACGAAGGAGGGCACACGGATGGGAACGCAGGCCAACGTCCTGACGCCGCAGCAGATGCGCTGCATCTACGCGCTGGCGCGCGGCGGAGGGATCAGCAACGACGATCTTCACGCCGTCGTCTTCGCGACGACGGGCAAGGACAGCATGAAGCTGCTGACGACGGCAGACGCCAAGCAGGTGATTGACCGGCTGAAACGGCTGACCGGACAGGAGACGACCGCGCCGCACAACAGGCCGACGAAGGAGCAGGTGGCGAAAATCTACGCGCTGGCCGCAAAGCTGGGCTGGGCCGACGATCCGAAAAGGCTGCGCGCCTTCCTGGAGAAGCGTTTCGGCGCGTCCCACCCCACCTTCCTGGACGACAAGCACGCACGCAACTGCATCGAGGCGATGAAGGCCATGCTGGCCGGAGGACGCGGAGAGCGGAAAGGAGGCCACGATGGAGAAGTGGACGGACCGGCTGACCATTGACATGATCCCCGAACAGTACAGGCAGCTGGCAGAGATCACGGGAATCCAGCCGCTGCTGACGCTGGCGGCGCAGTACGGCGGCTCCAACCTTTACATTCCGAAGGTGGACGCCCTGACCCGCACGGCACGCGACCGGCTGATCCGCGAGAAGTTCACCGGCTACAACGCCGAGCAGCTGGCGCAGGAGTTCGACCTGACGGTCCGCTGGGTGCAGGAAATCTGCAAGGATGCACCACCTGCCGGTCAGCTGTCGCTGCTGGACTTTGAATAGTCCGATTTTATCCACATTTCCCCCATAAACTAAGGGAATTGCTTCTTATTTACCCAACAATCGAATCCATTTACAATAAACTCCGTAAAGGCCGCGCGCCTTTACGGAGTTTTGTTTTTATCTGGAGGGCGCAGCATGGAAAGCTGGATCACATGGATCATTCAGGTGGTGGCCTACGGCATCATCTGCTTCCTACTCAAGCGAGAGCTGAATCAGTTCGACCAGCGGGACAAGCGCCTGCAGGAGCGCATCGACGAAGTGGAGAAGAAGGCGTCGGCCGACACCAAGGCCCTGGCCGAGAAGATGGACAACTTCATCCAGGAGGCCCCCTTCAAATACACCCTGCGCGACGACTTCATCCGCGCCGTCGCGGGCTTCGACGCCAAGCTGGACAAAATCCTTGACCAGCTGACCAAAAGAAACTGACCCAAAATCTACAGAAAGCGAGGTGGGCCGATATGGCAGCCAACCTGACCGTCGCGGCGAACAAGCGCGTCCGCGGCGAAATCCTGGCCCTGCTGTACTCCGTTCAGCCTGTGCCGGTGGAGATCAGAACGATCACCAACAGCCTGCTGGAGTCCAACATGGTGAGCGTCCCCAGCATCGCGCAGCACATTGACTATCTGTCGGGCAAGAAGTACATCCAGGTGATCGGCGAAGACGCAGCCGAACAAATCCTGCACGGCGTGGTCCCGCCTTCCGCCTTCGTGAAACTGACGCCGACCGGCGTCGATCTGGTGGAGGGCACCATTGAGGACCAGGGCGTTGACGTCTGATGGGCGACCAGAGAGAGCGCAACCGCATCAAGTCCCGCGTGGATGAACTGCCCGACGAAATCCGCGCACAGCTGGACGCGATGCTGGCAGACGTCAACTACACCTACCAGGACATCGCTGACACGATCACCGACCTGGGCTATGAGATCAGCCGCAGCGCCGTGGGCAGATATGCCATGCGCCACAATAGCGCGGCACGACGTTTGAAAGAGGCATCGGAGCAGACCACGGCGCTGCTGCAATTCATCCGCGAGAATCAGGACGTCGAGTCCACGGAGCTGGCCTCCGCGATTATGATCGACGGCCTGACCCGCAGGATCGCAACGGCGGACGAAGACTTCGACGCCATGCCGCTGGACAAGGCGGGCCGCTTGCTGGTCCAGCTGCAACGCAGCACCATTTACAAGGAACGCTGGCGCAAGGAGCGTCTGGCAGCCATTGAGGCCGTCGAGCGCAACGTGAAGGCACGGATGCGCCAGGCCGTTCAGAACGATCCGGAACTGCTGGCACAGCTGCAAAGGCTTGTCAGCGACGCGGCAGCAGAGGAGGCGGGGCGCGATGAAGGCTGAGCTTCACTGGTACGTTGCGCAGGTTATGACCGGCAGCGAGCAGGAGACGGCCAGGAAACTGACCGACGCAGGCATGGAGGCGCTCGCCCCCGTTCAGATTCTCCACGAACGGCGTCACGGCAAATGGTGGCCGATCCGCCGCGTGGTGTTCCCCAGCTATGTATTTGTCCGCACGGGCATGACGCCTCGCTTCTATTACTTCATCAGCGGCCTGCCCCGCGTGATCCGTCTGCTGGGTGCAGACGGGCCGGAGCCGGTGCCGGACGAGCAGATGGAAGTAGTTCGCCTGTTTGCCCCAGGCGGCCGAGACTTCGGCATGTCGCAGGGTGAGCGCATCGACGGCAAGACCGTGATCACATCCGGCCCCCTGCTGGAGCTGGAAGGCAAGATCGTGAAAGTAAACGCCAGAGGACGCCGGGCAACCGTAGCGGTCCCGATCCTGGGCGAGGCACATCAAGTGGACGTTGGCGTCATTGTGGCGCAGGCCGAGGCCGAAGACGCCACGAACAGAAACCCGAAGGAAGACGCGCGCTGATCCGTCGCCGTGTTCGAGATCGGGGGACATAACCGAGAAAGCAACGCCGCCCTGACAATCGGTGGTGGCGAAGCCTACATATCGGGGCGATCCCATCCGTGGGGACCACTCCACGCGCCCCGTGGAAGCCTCCTTTCGTTGCTGCGCCCCGACGTGTTTTCACGTCGGGGCGTGGTGATAAGCGCAGAAACGATTCTAAGGCCCCTGTGCGGGCTTTTGAGTTTGGGCGGGGAGCTGGAGGGGGTGCGGCGTCTAACGCCGTTCTAACGCGTCAGAGAGGCCAAGGAAAGCGAAAGGAGGGCGATTGACGTGCGAGACCTGCAAGATATACGGGAATTGATCAATCCGGAGGGCATCACGGACGGCAAAATCGTCGCCGCGCAGGCCCGATTCTACGACTACTGCAAAATGATGAATCCGAAGTTCTACCGCGACGACCGGCCGTACCAACGCGACCTGTGCGAGACGTTGCAGGCGATCTTCGAGGGGCGGCTGATCAACAAGGACACCGGCGAGCCGCACAAGAATCTGATGATCAACCTGCCGCCGCGGCACGGCAAGTCCTACACCCTGACGCTGTTCGTACAGTGGTGCATGGGCAAGAAGAACGACACGCGCGTCATTTCAGTGTCATATAACGACATTCTGGCCGGGCGTTTCGCCCGAAACGTCCGCGACGGCATTGACGCCGACAAGATCGACAGCAAGGTGACGATCTTCCACGACGTCTTCCCGACGACGCGCGTCAAACAGGGCGACGCGGCGGCACAGCTGTGGAGCCTGGAGGGCCAGTTCTTCAACTACCTGGCGACCGGCTTCGGCGGTACGATCACCGGCATCGGCTGTTCGATGGGGATCATCGACGACCCGATCAAGAACGACCAGGAGGCGTTTAACGACCGCGTTCTGGACGAACAGTGGAGCTGGTACACCGACACCTTCCTGTCCCGTATCGAAGAAGGCGGGATGCAAATTATCGTTATGACCAGATGGTCCACGAAGGACCTGTGCGGCCGCCTGCTGGCAAGCGAGGACGGCGGCGACTGGTTTGTCTTCTGCCGCCGCGCCTGTCTGGATGAAGGCGAACGCCGGATGCTATGCCCCGATCTGCTGTCGTGGAAGTCCTACATGAAGAAGCGCCGCCTGACCAGCGCGGAGATCGCGGACGCCAACTACCAGCAGGAGCCGGTGGACATCAAGGGCAAGCTCTACAGCGAGTTCCGCACCTATGAGCAGCTGCCGCGCGACGCTGCGGGGAAGCTGGACTTCGGCGCGATCATCAGCTACACCGACACGGCCGACACCGGCAGCGACGATCTGTGCAGCATCGTCGCGGGCATCCATGAAGGCGAGGGCTACATTCTGGACGTCATTATGACGGACGAGCCGATGGAGAAAACAGAGCCGCAGACGGCGGAGCAGCTCTACAGCTACCACGTCGAGACGGCGCGGATCGAGAGCAACAACGGCGGCCGCGGCTTCGCCAGAAACGTGGAGCGGCTGCTGTGGGAGCTGTACCAGACGCGCAGCGTGAACATCGAGTGGTTCCACCAGGGCGCGAACAAGCACGCCAGGATTATGACCGGCGCGACCTTCGTCATGCAACACCTGCTGTTCCCTTCCGACTGGGCACAGCGGTGGCCGCGCTACTATGCTGCGATGGTGAGCTACCAGAAGACCGGCAAAAACAAACACGACGACGCGCCGGACGCTACGACCGGCATCGCCGAAACAATTCAGGAACGAGAAGGGAGGGGTACTCTTGACATCTGGTGGGTGTGAAATCCTGCACGCTGATTGCATTGAGGTGCTGCAAACGCTGGCGGAGAACAGCTTCGACGCGCTGATCACCGACCCGCCCTACAGCAGCGGCGGCCAGTACCGCGGCGACCGGATGCAGAGCGTGACCGAGAAATACAGCCAGAGCGGCGCGAAGGCCGAGTACCTGAAACACGCCTTTGAAGGCGACAACATGGATCAGCGCGCCTGGACCAGCTGGACGGCGTACTGGCTGGAACTCTGCCGCAAGGTGGTGAAGCCGGGCGGCGTGGCGGCGATCTTCATCGACTGGCGTCAGCTGCCCGCCCTTTATGACGCGATCCAGTGGGGCGGCTGGGTAGTCCGCGGTCTGATCCCGTGGGACAAGAAGAACGCCAGACCGCAGCCGCACCGTCCGAAGCAGCAATGCGAGTTCATCGTGTGGGCGTCTAACGGGCCGCTGGACGTCAAACGCGACGCCGAATACATGCCTGGCCTGCTGCAAGGGCTGCCGCCTTCGGCGCAGGTCCGGACGCATCAGACGGAAAAACCGCTCGACGTCATGCGCCAGCTGGTCCACATCTGCGAGAACGGCGGCAGGATCATCGACCCGTTCGCAGGAAGCGGCACCACGATATGCGCAGCGTATCTGGAAGGCTTCGGCGGGCTGGGTATCGAGCGGAACAAGTATCACGCCGAAAAGGCACAGGAAAGATTAACGAAAATCGCGGGGGGGGGGTACTGATCTATGGGCTGGCGTTTAGAAGCGTTCAAGGCTGCCATCAGTGGGCGGCCTGACCGGATGCAGCAGTTCTTCACGTCCCGCATGACGTCGCCGCCTGACCGGAACACGCAGGAGTTCCTGGCGACCTATGCCCGCAGTCCGCGGCTGTCGCCGGTGACGAAGATCGCCACCGATCTGTCGAACGTCCCCGGCAAGCTGTTCAGGGTAGCAGCCAACGGCGACAAGGACGAGATCACGGACCACCCCTTCCTGGACTTCATGGCACGCCCGAATCCGCTGCCGTTTATGACGCGCAGCGCATTGTGGAAGGTCCACGAGACCTACCTGATGATCAAGGGCGAGGGCGCAGCCATCATCGAACGCGACGCAGCGGGCTACCCCGTCGAGCTGTGGCCGATCCCGCCGCACTGGATGACCGACATCCCGCGGCTGGACTTCCCCTACTACATAATCCGCAGCCGCGACGGTCTGCAAATGACCGTCCCCATCGAAGACGTGTTTCTGGTGCGGCAGCTGAATCCGCTGGACCCCTACGGCCGCGGCCTGGGCGACGCCGAGGCGGTGGCCGACGAGATCGAGACCGACGAGTACATGGCGAAGTGGGCGAAGAAGTTCTTCTGGAACGACGCCACACCGCCCGTCCTTATGTCGGCCCCAGGCATCACGCAGGACGAATACAACCGCTTCAAGGCGGCCTGGGACGATCAGCACCGCGGCGTCGGCAACGCGCACAAGATGGGGATCATCCCCCGTGACGTCACCGTCAACAAGCTGGTGGACAGCCAGCGCGAAATGGACTTCACGCAGAGCCGCAAGGACCTGCGCGACGGAGTGAACGCCCACTTCGGCGTGCCGCCTGAAATCCTGGGCATCGTCGAGAACAGCAACAGAGCCACGGCGACCCAGGCGAAGATCATCTACGCAGAGAACGTCCTGACGCCGCGCCTGCTGGCGCGACAGGACGCCATCAACACGCAGCTGCTGCCCGCCTGGGGCGAGGACCTGCTGTGGGAGTATGACGACATCGTGCCGGAGGACACCGAGTTCCGGCTGCAAATGTCTAACGCCGGTTTGTCCGGCAGCACCATCATGGTGGACGAATGGCGCGAGCAGAACGGCTTCGATCCGCTGCCTAACGGCGCGGGCCAGGTCCTGTTCGTGCCCTATGCTTCCATCCCGACGAAGCCGGAGGAATTGACACAGACCATGCGCGAAAGTGGCGGCCTGACGCCTTCAGAAGATCTGTTCCCCCCAAGCGGAACGCCGCCTGAAACGCTGACTGGAGCCAAGGGCGTCAGCAGACGCCGCCAGCAGATCGCGCACCGCGACCGGATGCGGGCGCTGCTGACGCAGGAACGCGCAGCGCGTCAGACGGTAAATCGCTTCTTCACGTCGCAGCTGTCGGAGATCACCGCCGCCATGGAGAGCGGCAGGAAGGACGCCAGCGAGGACTTCTGGCAGCGGATCAGCAGCGGCCAGGGCCTGACGTTCGACGTGACGGCCATCAGAGCGGCGGCCATGGACGCGCTGAATCAGCTGATCGACTGGAATCAGCAGGACGAGGCGCTTCTTCGGACGCTGAATCCTGTGTGGGAGGAAGCGTTCAACACCGGCGCGAAGTCCATCGAGCAGAACTTCGGCATCACAGCCGTGCGCGCCCCACGCCTGACGGACTACCTGCGCCAGCAGGGCCTGAAACGGGTGCGCGGCATCAATGAAACGACGCGCGACAAGATCGCCTCCGCGCTGGCGGACGGCATCGAGGCGGGCGAAAGCACCGCCCAGCTGGTGAAGCGCATCCAGCAGCACCTGCCTGATATGCAGGCAGAACGCGCCGCAGCCATTGCGACCAGCGAAGCCCACACCAGTATGCAGGCGGGCAGCTTCGCGCAGATGCAATACGGCGGCTGCACAACAAAAACGTGGATCACGGCGGGCGACGAAGACGTCAGAGACAGCCACCGCAGCCAGAACGGCGTCACCGTCCCCATCGACCAGCCCTTCCCGAACGGGCTGATGTATCCAGGCGATCCGTCCGGCTCGCCGGGCGAGATCATCAACTGCCGGTGCGATATGATCCCCGGCGATCTTTAGGAGGTGATCGAAGGTTGAGAATGAAGCGGCTGCAAATCAAGGCAGAGAACGTAACGGATCAGGGCATCTTCACCGGCCACGCTTCGGTCTTCGGCGTCGTGGACCTGGACAACGACGTTGTGGAGCCGGGCGCGTTCGCAGAATCCATTGCAACCGGCACGGCTGCGGCTGGCGTGCTGATCTTCGGGCAGCATGACGACCGCAAGGAGCCGCTGGGCAGATCGATGGAGCTGCGGGAAGACGCCACGGGCCTGTTTGTCAAGGGCCAGATCAGCGACACCGCCATGGGCCGCGACTACCGCCAGCTGATCAAGGACGGCGTTCTTGATCAAATGTCCATCGGTTACGTCGCCCAGGAATACGACGTAGACACCAACAACGTCCGGCACCTTCGCAAAGTGGACCTGTTGGAGATCAGCATCGTAAACTACCCCGCGAACACAGAAGCAAAAATTGAAAGCTACAAAGGAGGACACACGCAAATGAAAACCGCAAAAGAGCAGACCCCCGCCACCAAGGAAGTCAAGGAAGAGACCGGAGCCGAAGGCCAGGCCGTCACCATGACCGAGGAACAGCTGGCGCAGCTGCTGGAGCAGGCCGCCGAGAGCGGCGCGACCAAGGCGCTGAAAGCTGCCGCCGACGCTGCTGACGACGAGACCAAGGACGACCCCGCCGACGACGAGACCAAGAACGACGACGGCAAGGATGATGAAGCCAAGGCTGCTGCCCCTGCCGCCAAGGAAGCCAAGGCTGCCCCCGCCCGCGGCACCGCGCAGCGCAAGTATGCGAGCATCTACATGAATACCGGCCGCACGGATAAGGAAGAAAAGTCCGGCCTTCCTGCTGGCATCGGCTGGGTGCGCTTCCAGAAGTGCATGATGCGCGCGAACAAGGACTACGACATCGCGGCCAGCATCGCCCGCAAGGAGTACGGCGACGGCTTCCTGGAGCGCCAGATCAAGGCCATGTCTGTCACAGCCCCGACTGACGGCGGCTACCTGGTCCCCGAAGTCTACGCCAGCGAGATCATCCCCCTGCTGCGCGACAAGGCCATCATCCTGCGCCTGGGCGCGACGGAGCTGCCCATGGATCGCGGCAACATCAACATCCCGAAAATGACCAGCGGCGTCAGCGCGTCCTATGTCGGCGAGCTGCGCAAGGCCAAGGCGTCCAAGGCCAAGTTCGGCAATGTCCGCATGTCCAGCAAGAAGCTGATGTGCAAGGTGTTGATCAGCAACGACCTGATCCGCTCCAACGCATACGGCGCGGACCAGCTGATCCTGAACGACGCCACCACTGCCATGGCGCTGGCGATGGACCGTGCCGCCTTCCTGGGCAAGGGCACCGAGTTTGAGCCGACGGGCCTGTTCAATATGGCTGGCATCCCGACCATCGACCTGAACGCGGCTCCCGACGAGACTACGACCGGCAAGATGCTGGCAACGCTGCTGCAGAACAACGCCGACACCAGCAAGCTGGGCTGGGCCTTCAACGGCTTCGCGTGGGAGGCGTTCTACAATGTCGTCCAGGCGGCGTCCGGCCTGTACCTGTACCGCGAGCAGATGGACAACGGCAAGCTGAACGGCCACGAGTTTGCCGTCAGCAATCAGCTGCCCAACGGCTCTGGCAGCAACCGCCCCACCAACGTGGTGCTGGGTAACTTCTCCGAGTTTATGATCGGCCGTCAGGGCAGCATGGAATCCGAAATGTTCCGCGAGGGCACCGTCACCGACGAGGACGGCAACACCATCAGCGCTGTGGATCAGGACTGCACGATCCTGCGCATCATCGACCTGCATGACTTCGGCATCCGCCACGAGGAATCCTTCGTGATCGGCAAGAACATGCAGACGGAGAAATAAGGAGGGCAACGACATGAAGAAGAAACTGATTGACAGCTGCCGCGTGCGCCCCTACACCAGCGGCGCGGCCATTGACCGCCAGAACTTCGGCAGCGCGGTGCTGGGCCTGAAAGTGGCAGCGGCCACCGGTTCGCCCACCGCTGCGGCGCTGAAGCTGGTGCTGACGGAGAGCGACGCCAGCAGCGGCACCTTCGCCGCGGTAAGCGACAAGCAGGCACTGATCGGCGGACTGCTGGATGCTGACGGTGCTGTCACTATGGACATCCCTGTTGCGGGCGGCGAGGCACAGATCGGCATCGACCTGACCGGCTGCAAGCGCTTCGTCAAGATCACGGGCACCGTCAGCTTTACGGGCGGCACCACACCTGCGGCGACTGCCACCTACGCGCTCGCCCTGGGCGATCCTGCGCAGGAGCCGGTGGAGTAAGCCATGGGGACGCCTACGCTGCGCACCAATGCGCTGACCACGTTGGAAGCATTGAAGCAGCTGCTGGGCATCGACGAGACCGATACCAGCCAGGACGGCGTGCTGATCCAGCTGATCAACAGGGCATCTGCCTCTATTGAGAACGCCCTGGGCAGGAAACTGCGCAGGAGTACCTACACGGAACGCGTGAAAGGGACCGGCAGCCAGTACCTGCTGGTGGAGAACTACCCCATCGTCGCGGTGGAGGAAATCAAGCAGGCCGGGGAGATCATAGACCCCGGCCTGTACGACATCACCGTGCGCGGCAATGCCGGTGTGATCTACAAGGACGACGGCTGGACCTATTACGGCTTCCCCCACGGCCTGACCGGCGACGCCATGACCGGCAGCCGGAACATCACCGTGCGCTACACGGCGGGCTATATCCTGCCGTGGGAGGCGACCGACGAAGCGCCTGCTGATCTTCCGGCAGACCTGGAGGGGCTGGCACAGGAAATGGTGCAGTACATCTTCGGGAAGCTGGAGAGCGGCGGCAGCAGCGGCCTGAAAGCCTTCTCCATTAGCGACGTCCGCTGGGAATGGTCCGACGAGACCCCATCGAGCTGGCAGGACATCATCAATCAATACAAGCGGGTGTGGCTATGAGTTCAGTCACACGGACCCACGACGACTGGACACCATGGTACGAGCGCACGAAGGCGGAGCTGGCGCGGCTGGCCGGTGCTGAAATACATGTCGGCATCCTGGGCAGCGCAGACAGCGAACTGCTTCGCATAGCTGCCGTGCATGAGTTCGGCGCAACGATCCACCCACGGAACGCCAAGAATCTGGCGATCCCGCTGCGGCCGGATATGAAGGGCAAAAGCCCACGCGACGTCGAGGGCGCTTTTTTTCTGGACAACGGCGAGAATCGCTTCATCTGTCGGAAGAAGGGCAAGAAGGGAGACCAGCTGGACTTTTTGTTCCTGCTGCTGCCGTCTGTGACGATTCCGGAGAGATCCTTCATCCGCGCCAGCTACGACGGAAACAAGGATGTGCTGGCGAAGGCGTGCGAGAACGCTGTGCGCCGTCTGATCCTGGGCGAGCTGACCGCCGATCAGGCTTGCCACAACATCGGCACCGCTGCCGTGGCAATCGTGAAGCGATACATGCGCACCGTGCAGCCGCCGAAAAGCAGCCTGACGCTGGCGAGCGCGCCGGGGAAAACCGCCCCGCTGGTCCAGACCGGACGGCTGCGCGACAGTATAACCTACGAGGTGACAGGACTATGAACAGACGCTTCGGGCAGCCCCGCCTGCCGCGCGGCATCCTGCACACCCTGACGGAGATACGCGCCCCTGCCCCGACCTACGACGTCGAGAACGGCGGACAGTGGGTACCAGGGACACCGGAGCGCATCGACTTCGAGGGCTGCGTGCTGCCTGTGTCGGAGGACGACTGGAAAACGGCTGCAGAGGGCACCTATACGGCAAACAGCCGGAAGATTTACACAAACGGCCATGTGCTGCGCATCGGCGGGCAGGTCTACGATCCGCAGGACGGCGCGACCTACACCGTGCGCGGCGATCTGGATCACGGCGTGATCCACCCGCTGCGCCGCTTCGTGGCCGACCGCAAGGGGGAGGCGGCATCGAAATGACGCAACGCGAACTGCGCAACATCATTGTCAAACAGCTGCACACATATCTGGCGGGGCCGAAGGTGGTGCTGTCGGATCAAACGGCACCGGAGGCCGACTACCCCCTGATCTACTACCAGAGCGTGCAGCAGCACATCCCAGGCGCTGCAAATATCACCACCGCCGCAGCGGACGGCGGCACGCTGATAAAATACCGGCGCGAACACGCGGAGGCCACATTCAGCTTTACCGCGTGCAGCTTTAACCGACAAGGCAAGGACGGCCCGATCAGCGGCGACGACGAGGCACTGGAGCTGGCGGACCGCGCGCAGGGCTTCTTCCTGTTCGCGGGGCGTCAGCTGCTGGCCGACCTGGGCGTCGTGGTGGTCCGCGTGGAGAACACGCAGAGCCGCAGCGCCTTCGATACCGACGAAACCGACCGGCGCTACGGCTTCGACGTGCTTTTCCGCTATGAGCGCGAAGACAAACGGGCGGTGCCTGCCATCAGCAAGCCGCCCATCACATTCACAAAGGAGGAATAACCTTGCAGGACATTATTGTTTATATCAGCCTGGACACCGCATCCAAAGAGAAGGAAACCCTTCTGCCGCTGATCCTGTCCTTTGAAGGCGCTTTTGCCTATAAGGAGTACAACAAGGCCGAGGACGTGGCGAAGGACTTCACCACCGCTTCGTCTCCCACGCTGGCAGCTGCGCAGAAGCTGTTCGACCAGATCAAGGTCGAGAACTGCCCCGGCCGCACCAAGAAGGTGGCAATCTTCGGCCTGGCGTCCGATTCTACAGCGAAGGCCGTCACCGACGCGCTGGACACCCTGCGTGAGACCAACGACGACTGGTACTTCCTGATCCCTGCCGGAGCTACTGACACAATCATCACGGCGCTGTCCACCTGGGCCAGCGCGACGGTCCTGACCCTGGCGCAGCTGGAGTCCGGCATGGTGGAATCTGAGAAGCTGCTGATCGCGCAGACCAAGACCAAGTCCCTGATCAACACCGCCATGAAGGCAAACAAGCAGACCGTGATCTGCTACAATCACGACGCCGACAACACGTCCATCCCCGCGGCGTGGGTAGGCCGCGTCGCCCCCAACTATCCGACCAGCGTCACCTGGAAGTGGAAGGAGCTGTACGGCATCCCCGTCACCGACGAGAAGGGCACGGACCGCGAAGACCTGCTGGAAGGCCGCTACAACATGTATATCGAACGCCACGGGCGCGAGTATATGAGCGAGGGCATCTGCACGGACGGCGACTTCATTGACACCGTGATCGGCCGCTGGCAGATCAAGCAGACCATGCGCAAGCGCCTGGTGAACGAACTGGTGGACACCGAGAACATCGGCTACGACGACGACGGCTTCGCGGCCATCGCTGGCGTCGTGATCGCGGCACTTGATGATGCTGTAGACAACGGCATCATTATGAAGCAGAACGGCAAGGGCTGCTACAATGTCGTGATCCCGAAGCGCGCCGACGCCACCGACGAGCAGGCCCGCAACCGCGTGATCCCGCCGATTGAATGGGAAGCCACCGTCCGCGGCGGCGTCCACGGCGTCAAAGTTACTGGCACCCTGACCGTCGCACTGGTGACGGCCAACGAATAAGGAGGGAAAATCCATGGTATTTGATCCTGAGAAAATCTCCCTGATCGTAGCTGGCGCAAAAGTGACCGGCTATGCTGACGGCAGCAAAGTCAGCGCGGAGCATAACAAGGACGCCGTGACCCCCACAACGGGCATCCAGGGCGACACCGTGTACGCTCTGAACGCCGACAGATCGGGCACGATAAAGTTTACCCTGTTCGGCTCCAGCGCGTCGCTGGTCCGCCTGCGCCGTCTGGCGCAGGATCGTGCGCAGGTGGCTGTCACGCTGCGCAACGCAAACGACGACGGCGGCTTCATCATCAGCCATCAGGACTGCCGCATCCTGAAAGTCCCGAAGTTCGAGGGCGGCGACGACAGCGGCTCCATTGAGGTCTCTATCTACGTCCCGACGATGGTGTTCAGAGACTGATGGGCCGCAAGCGCGGCACCCCGCAGCTGCGGGGGCGTTTACCGAAATACAACGCGGAGGGCATGGTAACATGCCCTCCGAACATTCCAGAAAGGTGGTTTAGATTCAAAATGGCAAGACACGAGACAGTTAATGTGCTGGGGATCGACTACGAATTGCAGAGCGTTTCCCCGCAGTGGTACTTCGAGCAGAACGACAAATGCGGCATGACCGGCAGCGGCAGCCGCGACACGGCGCGCTATATGGACATCATGTTCAAGAACGTCGTCACATCCCCGGCCAATGTGGCAAGCAAGGGCCTGAAAGCGTTCGAGGAAAACGAGGACATCGAAACGCCGGAGCTGCTGATCCGCGAGATCGAACGCTTTCTTCGACCGGGAAAGAAGTCCGGAAGCAGCGCAGCGGCGGGCGACAAGAAATAAACAGTTCTGGTTTATGCTTTTCGACGGCGACGGCCTGACGTACAGGGACCTGAAATCCATGGACATGGCCGAGTATTACGAGTGCATCGCCGCCAAGAAGATGTTTGTCCAGCAGCTGAAAGAACAACAGCAGAAAGAATAGGAGGGGTGTTATGGCAGACAGCCGCAGCCTATCCTTCGGGGTGCAGTTTGGAACAGACACCGCACCCCTGGACGAATTAAACGAAAAGCAGCGGAAGGCGCAGGAAGAAGCCGAGCGGACCGCCGACAAGCTGGAGCAGATCGGCACCAGCCTGACCGACGTCGGCACCCGCGCCACCGCTGCTTTTAACAACGTGTCCGGCGCGGGCACGAAAATGGGCACCAGCGTGCGCAGCGCCATGCTGGAGAGCATCAAGCAGGGCGACAGCCTTGCGAAGACGCTGCGCACCGGCCTGGGGGCCGCCGTCTCCAATGTCCAGGCAAAGTTCAAAGGCATGGGAGCGGCGACCAAAAGCGTGGCGACGGACATCGGGAACGCCTTCAAGCACCCGATCCAGACCATCAAGGCCACGCTGGGCAAGGCCCTGAACGGCGCGGAGGAAGACGCCAGGGGCCTGGGCACCCAGGCGGACGACACCGGCCGCAGGCTGGATGATATGGGCAAGAAGGGCGCGGGCGCGGGTGAAAACCTGGTCGGCGTTCTGAAAAAGGTGGCGGCAGCTGCCGCTGGCCTTGCCATCATCAAGAAAGGCGTCGAAGCGATCAAAGAGTTCTGCAGCACAGCCATTGACGCCGCAGCCAATGCGGAAGAAACAAACTCCAAGTTTGAGACCGTATTCAAAGGCGCTGCGGACGCCACAAACACCTGGGCCGAGAACTTCGCGGCCGCTGCGCACCGCAGCAAAAACGAAGTGAAGGGCTTCCTGGCCGACAGCGGTGCGATCTTCACGGGCATCGGCATGGGTGCGGAGGACGCGTCCGTCATGTCGGAAATGATGACCAGCCTGTCCTATGACCTTGCCAGCTTCAACAATCTGGCCGACGAGGACGCCTTCAACAAGCTGCGCAGCGGCCTGATGGGCGAGACCGAGGGCCTGAAAAGCATGGGCATCGTCCTGAACGATACGGCCATCAAGCAGTCCATGCTCCAGATGGGGATCACCGACGAGTTCAACACCCTGGACGAAGCCACGAAGGTGCAGGTCCGCTGGAACGCGATCCTGGCGCAGACCGGCGACGCGCAGCAGGACGTCACCCGCACGGCAGGCTCTTATACCAACAGCGTCAAGGGCGTCAAGGGTATATGGGCGGACTTCCTGGCCGATGCTGGCGCGAAGTTCACTCCCGTGCTGACGACCTTCTTCAACACGATCATCGACAGCTGGCCCACCATTGAGCCGATGCTCATGCAGCTGGTGGACCTGCTGGCGGACGGCCTGTCGCAGGCAATCCCGATTCTGGTGCAGCTGGGCAGCCAGCTGCTGCCTGTGTTCTGCGACGCGCTGGCGCTGATCTTCCAAGTGATGCAGCCGCTGATCCCTGTGATCGGAAATCTGGCTGCGACGCTGCTGCCCCCGCTGGCGTCGATCCTGTCCATGCTGGTGGGTGCGCTGTTGCCCCCATTGACCACGATCCTGAACGTCGTGTGCAATGACATCCTGGTCCCGCTCATGCCGATCATCTCCACGATTGCGTCGGCGATCCTGCCGCCCATCGCGCAGCTGCTGGGCGTTGTGGCCCCGCTGCTGCAAGCCATCGCCCCGATCCTACAGGTGATCGGCCAGATACTGACCGTCGTCGCCGATGTGATCGGCACGATCATCGGCTGGGTAGCTGACGGCGTGGGCGCTGTGGTGAACTTCTTCGACAAACTGTTCGGCGGCGCAAAGGAAGCGCAGGGCGGCATGGAGGACCTGGCCGAGAGTACCAACAGCGTGGCGTCGTCCATTCCGGACATCGGCACGATAGAAATGCCCGCGGTTGAAATTCCGGACACCAGCGCCTACACCGGCGCGATCCAGTCCGCGATGGACACCGCCCCGATCATGGCCGAGGAAAGCTGGGGGGCCGCCAAAGAGACGGCGACCAGCGGCCTGGAGGAAATCGGCACCAGCGCGAACGACACCTACGGCGCTATGGCGGCGCAGGCAGAAAGCGCGTGGGACCGCATGAAGACGGCGGCAGCCAGCGCCGTGTCGGCGACGATCACAGAGCTGCAAAAGCTGAAAAACGCCATCAACAGCGTGGGCAGCATCACGATCAGCACGGGCAGCGTTACTTCGACACCCGTGCAGGGCCACGCCAGCGGCACGAACGACTTCGGCGGCGGCCTGACCCGTATCAACGAACAGGGCGGAGAAATGGCGATTCTGCCGAGCGGCAGCCAGATCATCCCCGCGGATCAGACCGAGAACATCATCAACACGTCCCGCCACTCCAAGTCTGTCACCTTCGCCCCACAGATCAGCGTTACCATGTCCGGCAACGCCAGCGACGAGGAAAAGGAGCAGACGAAGGCGTGGTTCCTGCAAATGTGCCGCGACGCCTACCGGCAGATGCAGAACGAGGACACGAATATCGAGGCGCTGCAGGCGTCTCTGGCATAAGGAGGGGTGACGAATGTCTTATATTCTGAGCGGCGACAGCGGGACGGTGGTGTTCGACCGCACGGGCACCATCACCAACGAGTCCCCCACCATGTCCAGCCAGGTGACAAGCAACCCCATCGAGGGCGGCGGCAAGATCACCGACCACGCCGTTCTGGACCCGATCAAGTTCTCCATCACCGGCATCGTCTCCACCGCCGCGGGCTACGCGACGCTGGAGGCGATGTGGCGCAACCGCGACCTTCTGACCTATAGGGGCGCGGAGGCGTTCAACAATTTATTGATCATCAACCTGAAACGGACCCGCACCCCTGACAACGCTGCGGGCTTCGGCTTCACCGTGAGCTTCCAGCAGATCACGATCACGTCGGCTGCGTTCGTTGACATTCAGGCCCCAGCCATGAGCCAGCAGGACGCCAGCGCGCCGGTGGCGGCGTCAGCTGCCAAGTCTGCGAAGTCCACCACGCAGAACGGGCTGGTGACAACGGGCAGCGATTATGCTGCCTATGTGGCGAGCTTCAACAGCAAGAACACAAACCCGTCTGTGGCGACGGGACGGACAAACCCCAGCTATGCGGGGTACAACAGGGAGGCGATTAAGTGAAATTGATCGAGAGCGGACAGGAAATCCGCTTCATCGACGTTGACAGTGATCGTGTTCCCTGTTCGTTACTGGTGAAGCTGACGGACCGCACCTACCGCATGACGTTCGCCTACAACGAAACGGCGGACTTCTTCACCGTCAGCCTGGAGATCAGCAACAGCGGCGGCAACACGCCGCTGGTCTACGGCGAAGTGCTTCGCTACGGCAAGCCACTGTTTGAAGCCTTCAACGACGAACGCTACCCGCTGCCGGTGATCTGCCCGCTGTGTCTGACCGGCGACGAGATCGACACGATCACCTACGACAACTTCGGCACGAAGGTGCGCCTGTACCTGTTCGACCGGCCAGGGGGTGAGAACTGATGCGCATGTGGCTAAGGCAGGCCACCCTGACGCTGGGAAGCAATCAATACACGCTGGACGGGCTGAACTTTTCCTTCAAGGTGCAGTTCGAGGATCGCGCGAAGGTATCGACTGCGCAGCTGGAGGTCTACAACCTGTCCCCGTCTACAAGGGCGTCGCTGAAAAAGGGCGACGCCGTCATTATCACCGCGGGCTATAAGGGCGACGTCGGCTGCATCTTCGTCGGCGCTATCGCGGACTATTCCCACCAACACGAAAACCTGGACATCATCACCAAGATCACGGCGGCCGACTGCCTGGAGGAATGGCTGGGCACCTACGTCAACAAGACCTACAAGGCGGGGATGTACGCCAAGGACATCGTCGACGACCTGCTGAACATCTTCGGCGTGGAGGTGGCGATGGTGAAGCTGGCGGAGAACAAGCACTACCCAGGCTGCCGCGTCTGCCGTGGGAAGCTGAAAGATGTGCTGACAGAGATCGCCTGCAGCGACTGCAAGTCCAGGCTGGTGATCCGCTGCGGGCAGATCATCATAAACCCGCCAGAGGAAGGGATCACGACCGGATATCTGCTGACGCCGCAGACGGGCCTGCTGAAATCGGCATCGACATCAGAGAGCCAGAACATCAACACGAAGACCACGGCGACGGAGAAGACGCGCAGCCAGCAGGCAGAAGATGAGGGCAACCTGTCCCGCGACTGCCTGCTGAATTACCACATCGGCGTCGCCGACAAGATCGTGATCCGCGACAGCCAGACCAACGGCACCTTCATGGTGGTCTCCGGTGTCCATGAGGGAACGCGGTCCGGCAACTGGAAAACTACTGTGGAGGTAAAACCGGCATGAGCTACGGAAGCAGACAATCGGACCTGCGCGCCGCTGAGAGCGAAAAGAACAGGGCGGGCGTCCGCGTCTCCATGCCTGTCAAGGTCCTGGCTTTTTATCCTGACAAAATGACCGTGGACGTGCAGCCACTGGTGAAGGAGAGCATCGACGGCCAGTACGCCAGCGCGGCTCCACTGATGGGGCTGCGCGCCGCCTGCCTGTGTGCGGGCGAGTTCACGATCCGCCCGTGGTACAAGCGCGGCGACGTCGGCTGGGTGATCGTTTCGGACTTCGACGCCGATGCAGTTCTTCAAACCGGCGCGGAGGCGGAGCCAAACACGGCCCGCAATCATGCGCCGGAGGACGGGCTGTTCGTCGGCGGCGTCTGCCCGGACGGGAAGGCCCCGACCGGCCTGCCAGGCAACGCCGTTGTGGTAGCAGCTGGCGGCACCTATATCGCCGTTTCTGCTGATGGTGTGAAGATCAACGGCAATGTCACCGTGACCGGCACGCTGTCGGCTGGCGGTATTGAAATGACGACGCACACGCACCAAGGCGACAGCGGCGGCACGACGGGCGGCCCACAGTAAGGAGGCCAAATGGAGAACATCACACTGAGAATTGACCAGGAGACGCAAGACCTGGTACTGGACGACAGCGGAAGCCTGGAGCTGATCGGCGACGCCGAAACCGTCGCCCAATGCGTCCGGCTGACGCTGGAGACCTTCAAGGGTGAGTGGTTCCTGGACACAGACCACGGCACCGACTATGACCAAATCATCGCGGACGGCGACGGCGACGCTGAAACCGTCCTCCGCACGGCGATCTTCCAGGAGACCAACGTGCAATACATCGACAGCCTGACCGTGACGCGCAGCGGCCGCAGCATCGCCGCGGCCTTCACCGGACGGCTGAAAGATGGGACCCCCATCAGTCTGGAGGTGAAAGCGTGAACGACAACTGGGGATTAACTGAACGCGGATTCCTTCGGCCGAGCTATGCGGACCTGCTGGACGCCTTCGAGGTAAAGGCGAAGGAGCTGTTCGGCAGCACCGTCAACCTGTCCGTCCGCAGCCCGCTGGGCATCTTCCTGCGCATCTTCGCGTGGTTTGCCGGTCTGACCTGGCAGCTGGCCGAGGACGTCTACAACAGCGGCTTCATTGATACGGCTGCGGGCGTCAGCCTGGCCCGCCTGGGCGCGTTCATCGGCATCCGTGTACTGGCGGCGCAGAAAGCGACCGGCAGCATCACGATCACCGGCGACGCCGGTGCGACGATCTACGCGGGCTTCATTGTGCAGGCACGCAACAATCAGCGCTTCGTCACCCTGGAGGACGTGACCATCAGCAGCAGCGGCACGGCCACCGTGCCGATCCAGGCGTTTGAGGCAGGACCGGACGGAAATGTGGCCGCGGGGACGATTGACACCGTTGTCACGCCGCTGGCGGCTGCGATCAGCGTCACCAACGCTGCGGCAACCGTGGGCGGCAGAAATCGCGAGACGGATCAGGAGTTCCGCGAGCGATACCTGTCGAGCGTGGACAAGCCGGGCGGCAGCAACACCGACGCCATCCGCGCACAGCTGCTGGAGGTGCCGGGCATCGTCACCGCTGTTGTGTGGGAGAACGAAACAGACGAGACAGACAGCGACGGCCTGCCGCCGCACAGCATCGAGGCCATCGTCTACGGCGGCACAGACGCCAATATAGCGGCAGCCATCCACGCGCGGAAGGCTGCGGGCATCCAGACCTACGGCGGGCAATCAGCGCAGGTGCTGGACGCCAGCGGCAAGCTGCGGACGATCAAGTTCTCCCGCCCGACGCCGGTGCTGATCTATGTGCAGATCAGCGACCTGGTGACATCCGACGCCTATGCGGGCGACGCAGCGTTGAAGGCTGCCATCGTCGAGTACATCGGCAGCGCAGCTGGGGACATCGCGGAAAGTGGTCTCGCCATCGGCGAGACGGTTTACTATAACCGGCTGATGTGCCCTGTGAATAACACGCCGGGCGTGGTGGACTATACGTTGAAAGTCAGCACGGACGGCAAGACCTGGAGCAAGAACAACATCGCCATCGACGCCAGAAAGAAGGCAATCACCGGCACGGACAAGGTGGTGATCGTGACGTGATCGTTCTGGTGCTTAAAATGCTGGAGAAGCTGACCGGAGCCTACACGAAGGACCCCGACAGCCTGATCGGTAAGCTGTTCCAGCTGTTCGCGTCCGCCCTGTGGGGCGTGGAAGACACGCTGCAGGTGATCGCCGTCTGGCGTGGGATCGACAACGCCAAGGGCACGACCCTGGACCGCATGGGCCGGAACTTCGGCGTCCGGAGGGACGGAGCCGATGACCGCTTCTATCGCCTGATGATCAAGGTAAAAGTCACGGCGCTGCTGTCTGGCGGCGACGTGGACACCATCATCACGGCCACCAGCGTGCTGTTCGACATTGATCCGGAGCAGGTGGAGGTTGTCGAGCTGTTCCCCGCGAAGTGCCGCGTGATCATGGACGAGGCCGACATCGCGCCGGAGTACATCGCGTATGCGGCCAACACCGCGCCGATCATCAAGCGGATCATGGCCGCGGGCGTCGGAAAAGAGATTTACTTCCGCACTCCGGTGAAGACGGGCGGCACGGTCTACGCGGGGGCCACACTTTTGGAGGACATCACGCTGACCATCCCGCCATACACGAACAGCTTCGCCACCGCGGGCCGCTTCGGCATCGGCGTGGCGCTGTTCGAGGAAATCACAATGCAGATCAAAACAAAGGAGGACTAAAACATGGCAGAAGGATCTGTTATCACCGAAAAGGGCCGCGCGCTGCTGGGCAAAATCCTGGCAACGAACAGCACCCTGAATATCACGGGCGCGCAGATCGGCAGCGGCGACCTGCCTGCGGGAACCCCACCCGCCAGCATGACGGCGCTGGCGTCCTACGTTATGGACGCGACCATCGTCGCCATCAGCACCCCCGCAGCGGGCGAAGTCAAGGTCGTGCTGCAGGTGCTGTCCAACGACGTGGAAACGGCGTTTCTTGCCAAGGAAGTTGCGCTGCTGGCGTCTGATCCTGACGAGGGCGATGTGGTCTATTGCTACGTTCCCATGCAGGACGACCCCGTGCAGATGCGCGCGGCCGGAGACGTAGTCGGCAAACTGCTGACGATGGAGATCAGCATGATCGTCAGCAATGTCGCCAACGTTACGGCCGTGATCAGCCCGGAAGGGCTGGTCCGCCGCAAAGAGCTGGAGAAGTACGCCCTGGTGACGCACAGCCATGTGATCGCGGACATTCAGGGCCTGCAGGAGCTGCTGAACAGCCACCAGAACAGCATCGACCTGCTGACGGACTTGATCAGCGGCGACATGCCGGGCGGCATCAACTTCGCCCTGGACTTCGCTGCGCTGTCCAACGTCTCTGTGGCGGACGGCGTCTGGAACAAATCGGGCCAGTACGTTTCCGCATGATCAGGATCGCCTGCAGCGACAGCGAGGCCAGCTGCCTGATCGCATCCCTTATTACTGAAATCGCTATGCCCTGCCCCTGCGAGGGCGGCCCGCTTCGCATCTGCGGGACCGGGCCGGACGGCGCGCCTGCGGAGGTGCGCATCCTGGGCGGCGGCGTGTACGAAATCGAAGGGCCAACGGCTGAAACCGTTGCTATTATCCGCGAAAGAAGGTGCCTGTATTGAGTGAGCGCAAAGACCAGGAACTGACGATCATCACGAAGGCCAGAGACCTGGTGGACGAGACCATGAGCCGGACGAAGAAGTTCGACAAGCGGCTTCGCTTCACGCTATCCAACCGGATCGACGAGAAGGCACTGGACGTTCTGGAGGCCATCGTGGAAGCAAACGAGATCAACCCCGCCATCGAAACCGACCCGCAGCGGCGCGCCAAATTGTGCATGGTGCGCTTCGACCTGCAAACGTCTGCACTGACAGGCTGCAAGATGCTGCTGATCTTCCTGGACATCGCAAAGACCCACGGGCAGATCGACAACCGCGCCTGCGAGTTCTGGACGAAGCGGGTGCTGGACGTGAAGTACATGACAGCGGCCTGGAGAAAGAAAGACGCCGCGCGATTCAGATAGAGACCCGCAAAACCGAAAGGGTAGGCTTTATATGCACTGGAACTGGCGGCTGCGGTCCCCGAACTCTGGCAACGCGAACAACGTCCGCAACGTCAATTCGGACGGCAGCGAGAACAACAACAACGCGTACAACGGCAACGTCGGCGTCCTGCCGCTTCGATGGATTTACCGAGACCGAGTAGCCCGTGCGGCGAAAGCAGAGGCCCATCATCAAAGGAAAGCCTATCCTATCCAACGGAAGGAGGATAAACACATAGCACCGACGCCTGGCATCACGCAGCTGCGCGGCGCTGGGCTGCCAGCGGTGCTTCACCACTATGGGCAAAGACTACGAAAGAATATGTGAATGGGGAAACCTGTACGACGCGTATCTGAAAGCACGCCGCGGCAAGCGGTGGAAGAACAGCGTCGCCAAGGTGGAAGCGTCGGCGCTGGAGGCTGTCGCGCTGATCCAGCGGGAATTGCAGACCAGGACCTACCGGCCGGGCGGCTATCGCGCGTTCTACGTCTACGAGCCGAAGCGCCGCCTGATCCAGACGAACAGCTTCAAGGACAAGATCGTCCAGCACGCCTTCTGCGATCAGGTCCTCTATGACGCGCTGACCAAGCCCTTCATCCTGGACAACTACGGCAGCCAGGTGGGGAAAGGCACGCACTTCGGGCTGAATCGGCTGCGCGACTTCATGCGTGAATACTACCGCAAAAACGGCTTTTCTGCTGACGGCTGGGTGCTGAAAGCAGACGTCCGCCACTACTTCCAATCCATCCGGCCCGACGTGCTGAAAAAGGACGTTGCGAAGTATCTGCACGACCCTGACTGTCTGGCGCTTGCCTGCCAGATCATTGACAGCACGCCGGACCCGCTGGGCATCCCCATCGGGAATCAATCGTCCCAAATCTTCGCGCTGCTATATCTGAATCAGCTGGATCACCTCTGCAAAGAGCAGCTGCGCTTCCGGTATTACGGCCGATATATGGACGACTTCTACATCATCTGCGAGAGCAAGCAGCGGCTGCAGGAGGCCCTGGTGGTGATCCGGCAGCACCTGGCCGAGCGCGGGCTGGAGCTGAATCAAAAGACAAACATCTTCCCGCTGCGCAACGGCCTGGACTTCCTGGGCTTCCACACCTACATCGACGACGCCGGGCGTGTGATCCGCAAGGTGCGTAAATCCAGCAGAGACCGCATGAAGCGGAAACTGCGAAAGTATGCCGCGCTTTACCAACGCGGCGAGATCGACCGCGAGAAGATCGCGGAGAGCTACACCAGCTGGCGCGCCCATGCCCTGCACGGGGATTGCAGGCAGCTGGTGGCAAAATACGATCAGCAATTCCTATCAATATTTGAAAGGAGACCCGAACATGTCCAAGAAGATCAGCACTCTGGCCGTGGGTGCTAAGGTACGCGACCCGCTGTCGAAGTATTACGGCGTCCCCGTGGGCTTCCAGATCGCGGACAAAAATCACGCGGGCTATCCCGCAAACAGCACGACGCTGGCCGCGGAAAAGATCCTGTGCCTGAAAGCCTTCGACGCGAAGGAGAGCGGCGGCAACAGCGACCGACAGAACTACGGGAACAACCGCTACAGCCTGGCGAATATCCGCCAGTGGCTGAACAAGTCCGGCACCAACTGGTACCAGGCGCAGCACAGCTACGACCGCGCGCCCGGTTCCAGCTACGTCTGGAGCGGCTACAACGCATACGACACCGAGGCGGGCTTCAAGACCGGCTTTTCTCCACAGTTCCTGGCTGCGATCCTGCCAACCACGCTGACCGTGGCGAAGCCCACAACGGACGGCGGCGGCAGCGAAACCGTGACCGACGACTTCTTCCTGCCGTCCAAGCAGGAAGTGGGCCTCGGCTCTGAGAACGGCATCGCCGAGGGATCGCTTCTGGCGCTGTTCAACAGCAACAACAGCTCCCGCCTGCGCACCTGCACGCCGCAGGCCATCGCAAACAGCAACTATACCAACAACCCCAGCAGCGCGGACAACTGGCACTGGCGGCTGCGGTCCCCGAACTCTGGCTACGCGCGCTACGTCCGCCGCGTCCTTTCGGACGGCAGCGAGGACGGCAACTACGCGTGCAACGGCAACGTCGGCGTCCTGCCGCTTTGTAATCTGTCCTCTGATACCTTGGTATCTGACGAGCCTGACTCCGAAGGCTACTACACGATTCAGTGGAATCAGGCCCCGACTACGCCCCCCGGCATCACCGTACCGGACAGCGTAAAGAGCGGGAAAGACGCAGCGATCAGCTGGGCGGCGTCCACCGACCCGGAAAGCGACGACATCACCTACCAGCTGGACCGCTGGAGCAACAACACGAACGCATGGGCCACGATCTACACCGGCAGCAACACCAGCTTTACCGACACCGGCATCACCACGGCGATGGACAGCGTACAGTGGCGCGTCCGCGCGAAGGATAGCAAGGATGCGTACAGCACCTATACGACGAGCCAGGCCAAGACCGTAACGCACAACGCCGACCCGACCGTTTCCGGAGCCGACGCCAACCTGGGCGCGGTGACGTCGCCCCCATCCAGAGCCTACACCGTGGGCGATGTGGACAACGGCGACACCTTGACCATCGTGGAGGCGCTGGACGGCAGCGAGGTGCGCACCATTGCGGACGCGGAGCGCGGAAAGACCTACACCTTCGGCCTGACGGCCGCACAGTTTGCGGCGCTGGCTGCTGGTGAACACAGCATGACGATCACCGTCACCGACAGTGCGGGAAACAGCGCGACGCGCGTCGTGACCTTCTCCCGCAGCATCACGATGATCAGCGTGCAGCGCGACGCCATCGAAACGGACGCCATGGCCGAAAAGATCCTTATTTCCGCGCGCTTTTTGGGCGCGGAGAACAATCTGACCGTGGAGGCGTGCAACAACGCGAAGGACGCCACGCCGACGTGGGAGACCGTCACCCCTGGCCGCAAGCACCTGTTCACGAACAAGACGAAGACGGCAACGAAGTGGGCTGTGGGCGTCCGTGTGAAACTGACGAAGGCGAGCACCAGCGACACCATCGCGCTGTACGGCGTAAGCGGCTCTTACCTGTAAGGAGGGAAAAGCATGAATCTGACAGCAGCCAGAGAACTGAACAAGCAGGAAGAAGCGCAGCAGCAGCTGCATCTGTGGGCGGCGATTTTAGCCACCCACGACGCACTGATCGCGGGCGGTCTGACCGGCCTTCCTGCGGTCCATGTCGAACGCGCAAAGGCGGCGCTGCTTCGCGCCGGAGATAAGGACGCGGGCGACTACACAGACACGGAACTGCGCGCGATCACTGTCACAAGCGGCGCACGCGTCTGGTCTGAGATCGACGACGGCGACCCGATCTTCCGCAACGAAGCCGTAGTCGGCAGCAACGGCGACCTTTACATCACCACGCAGCAACACTACAAGCGCAGCGACCTTCTGCCCGGCAGTACGGCGGCCAGGACGCTGTTCCGCCTGCTTCGCACAGAGCCGGAGGACAGCACCGTGCTGGACTTCGTGTGGGGCGAGTTAGTCCCCTATGGCGTGAAGCGCAGGGACCCGCAGGACGGCAAGGTCTACACACCGATCCACGAGCAGGGCGTCACGCTCTACGAGCCGCATTATCCGCATCTGGTGCCGTCCGAATACAAGCTGGTCGAGGACAGCAGCGGCGGAGACGGCGGCGACGATACCGTGCCGCGCTGGGCTGATCTGGAGGACGGCCACACCTTCAACGTCGGTGACAGATTCAGCGACTACGGCAAGACCTACGAAGTGCTTCGACAATTCTTCAAAGCAGACAGCTACCGCCCGCCCGCTCTGATCGGGGACTTCTACCAGCTGGCGGAGTAAGGAGGAAAGCATGAACATTAAAGGCATCGACGTGTCTGTATGGCAGGGCAAGATCGACTGGAAGAAAGTCAAGGCGAGCGGCATTGTGTTCGCCATGATCCGCGTCGGCTATGGCAGCAGCCAGGGCAACGACTGCAAAATGGACACCTATTTCAAGGCCAACGTGGAGGGCGCACTGGCCGCGGGCGTAGAGGTGGGCATCTACTTCTATAGCTACGCAAAAAGCGCCCAGGCGGCCGCCAGAGAGGCGGCATGGGTAGTGGAGCAGATCGCCCCGTATAAGGGCCGCATCCTGTACCCCGTCGCCTACGATCTGGAGGATAGCAAACAGGCAGGGCTGGGGCGCGATGTGCTGACCGCTATGGTGACGGCCTTCTGCACGACCATCGAAGCTGCGGGCTATTATGCGTCGTTCTACTGCAACACCAACTGGTGCAAGAACATGCTGAACATGGACGACCTGAAAGGCTTCGATCTGTGGCTGGCGCAGTGGGCCAGCCAGCCGACGACGGCCTACAGCTTCGGCATGTGGCAGCGCAGCAGCTCTGGCAGTGTGGCGGGCATCAACGGGCGCGTCGATCTGGACGTCGCGTACAAGGACTATGCGGCCATTATCAAGCGCGCAGGACTGAACGGGTACAAGGAGACCGCACAGCCTGAAAAGGAGCCGGAGAAGCCCGCCCAGCCCACGGAAGCGCCTGATGTGAACGACACCCGCAAGAAGATCGTCCAGAAGGCCATCGGCGAGCTGGGCGTGTGCGAGCCGACCGGCGACGACAAGTATATCCGGTGGTACAACACGGAGGTCCTGAAAACATGGAGCCTGCCGCTTGATGCGGCGTGGTGCGCTATGTGGGTAAGTTACGTCACCAACTATCTGGCAGGCATCGCCCGCGACATTGTGAAGCCCTACTGCGGATGCAGCACCGGCATGGCCTTCTTTAAGGCGCAGGGCGTCTTCCATCCTTCGGCGGCCTGCGGCGGCACATACACCCCGCTGCCTGCTGACATCGTCTTCTTCAAGGATAAGAAATCCACCGCAGAAAGCACCCACACGGGCCTGGTGGAGTATGCGAAAGACGGTGTTCTGCACACCATCGAAGGCAATACCAGCAACGCCGTGAAGCGCCGCCAGTACAATCTGAACGACACCTACATTGTGGGCTATGCGGCCCCTGACTACGGAAAGGAGAACATCGACAGCATGACCAAGGCCGAACTGAAACAGCTGATCCGCGAAGTGATCGCAGAAGACAACCCCACCTATGCGGACCTGAAAGACGTGCCCGCCTACTGGCAGGAGCAGGCGAAGGCGCTGCTGGACGCCGGAGCCGTCAACGGCGGCACCCCTGCGGACGTCAACCCCACTGATCTGAATCTGCGCCACGAGACACTGAAAGCTGTGATTATTGCGTCGCTTTACCACGACGCAAACACCCCCGAAAAGTGATCATAAAATCCCGCCATTCAGGCGGTAAAATTAAGGAGGAAAAACACCATGAAAAACACCACCAAAAAGGCCCTGAAAGCGATGCTCATTTTGACCATGCTGGTGACGCTCTGTGTGGCGCTTGCAGCGTGCGCACAGACCACCGAAACGGGCGCTACCGACCCCATCGTTCTGGAGCTGGTGAACGTCGGCCTGGACATTCTGGCGAAGGCTGCCATCGCGGCCATCGGCCTGGCAGGCGCGTGGGCGACCGCCAAGATCGGCCAGAACAACAAGCTGGCCAACATCAAGGCTGCCATCGGCCAGGTGACGCAGGCGGCGCAGACAACGGTCGGCGAATTACAGCAGACCACCGTCGAAGCGATGAAGGCGGCGGCAGCTGATGGCAAGCTGACCGAGGACCAGATCAGGACACTGAAAGCCGATCTTTTGCGCATGACCAGAGAGAAGCTGGCGGAGCCTACCGTGCAGCTGCTGGAGGCGGCGAAGCTGGACATTAACGCCATGATCCAGGGCGCTGCCGAGGACCTGATCAATCAGATGCACACGACGCAGCAGCTGATCGCTGGGGAACTGATCGTGGAATAAGGCGACAAGAAGGGCGACCGCAAAACGCGGCCGCCCTTCGCTTTTTATGCAGAATGTTATGCAGGCGTTATATTTGACACGGAACGCGCGCGGTTTGCCAGCGAGCGCGCGCCGCTACAGTTCTCGTTTCCCTAAAAAAGTATGGTTTACACTCAATATGGATCTGCTCGACGCAGTCTGTGGTGATGATGCTGATTACATAAAAATCTTTTTTTCGTGGCTTGGCTTTGATCTGAATGCTGATAATGAAAAAGAAAGTAATATTATTCGTTTTCTGACCATCATTTCGGAATCAGCATACTACAAGCTGATCGACAACGAAGCTAATGTGGTGTTTAACCTGGAGAGTGTGTATAAAGCCGTCTTGTCCCATACCGATGCCGTGGATATCTCTGGTGACAAGGAGGCAAAGGGCTCTTTGCGTATTTTGAAATCTGCCCTTGCAGAAAACCTTATTTCAAATATTTCTGTCCACAACAATGCAGTAACAGCAATTGATGCAGATGCTTTGAGACATTATGCTGACAGAGTGGCCGTATTCCATCAGTTGGAACCTAAGGTATATCTCACAACTCCCATTACAGAGCCAACGATTGATTTTGATGCTCTTCGTCGGGAATGGATGGATCAGGACAACCAAGAATTTATACTTTCATGCCTTGATTTCATGAAAGCGCACGGCTTGTTCACAGATAAATCTCTTGAAACACTCCAGGACAAAGAGCAATGTGCAGTTTTATTCCGCCACAACTCGCTTAATGGCATTCTCTTGCGTGTGAATCCTAACCAACCGGACGATGAGCAGCGTAAGGATACTAACGGCAATACCCGCTACTATTCCGAAAAGTATATGATCGCCGAAAATGGATATTTTGTTTCCTCAGAATGGAGACCCGACAGAGCGGATGCAAGAAAGCCATTAATAGATTGGATTTTTGCACTAATGCAGGAAATTAAATTCAGCACAGGCTATCAGAGTGAATTTCCTCGTAACCGTATCCTTTTCGGCGCTCCTGGTACTGGTAAGAGTTTTACTCTGAACCGCGAAAAGGATCTGCTGCTCGCAGATGGCGGTGAATACGAGCGCGTGACCTTCCATCCGGATTATTCCTATGCCAATTTTGTCGGTACATATAAGCCTGTGCCCTGCAAGGACAGCGATGACAAGGATGCCATTACTTATTCCTATGTACCCGGCCCATTCATGCGTACCTATGTGAAGGCGTTGCAGAACAGCAAAACTGATACGCCAAAGCCTTTCCTTCTTGTGATTGAGGAGATTAATCGAGCCAATGTAGCAGCTGTGTTCGGTGATGTGTTCCAGTTGCTTGACCGTGGTGACGACGAGGTCAGTGAATATCCGATTCAGGCATCTGAGGACATTAAAAAGTATCTGGCGGGAGAACTTGGGGGCAATCCCGACGATTATTCCGAAATCCGTCTCCCAGACAATATGTTCATCTGGGCTACCATGAACAGTGCTGACCAGGGTGTATTCCCGATGGATACTGCTTTTAAGCGCAGATGGGATTTCACTTATTTGGGTATCGATGATAGTGAAGCTGGAATCGTTGGCAAAAAGGTTGTTCTCGGCCAAGGCGATTATCGCCGTATTGTGGAATGGAATGCGCTCCGCAAGGCCATCAATAATGAGTTGCTCACTTATAAGGTGAACGAAGATAAACTGATGGGACCGTATTTCATTTCCAAGAAGAACCTGCCGGAGGGCGAAATGATTGATCCTGCCGTATTTACTCGCATCTTTAAAAACAAGGTCATTATGTACCTGTTCGACGATGCCGCAAAGCAGAAGCGCATTACTCTGTTCGGCGGCTGCGATGAGAAGGCAAAGAATCAGTATTCCAAGATCTGCAGAGAATTTGACGCCAAGGGTGTTTACATTTTCTGCGAAGGAATCAGCAGCCAGTTTATTGATAATGTTCCAGAGGATGATGGAGAATGATTTCAGTATTTTTACGAGAACAAAAACGCTATACCCAGGAAGACCTGGTTAAAGAGTTCCATTGCTCCGAGGAAAAGACTGTCCGCATTCTGAAGCGTCTGAAAGAATATGGCGTTCTGAAGGCCGTAAAAGCAAATGACACACAAAAGGACCTCACCGATTTGTTGGATGAGGACATCGAAATCGCTGATGTTGAGGTCGGCGAAAACGAATATCTGTATGTATTCACTTTTGTTGGGGTGATTACAATTGAGGGTCGTGTGCTGAAATGCTATCCAAAATATCTGCTTGATGCCACGACCCCCAAAGCAGAACTGAAACAAGTGCTGAAGGTTCTGGAAAAGTACAATTCCAGGGAACAGATCATTCGTATGTACAACGATACGAGTGACAGCAGCGCATTTAATATGTTGGCTGTTATGCTGTTCCTCCTCCAGGATTATTTCGAATATGGTGCCTATACCAACACACAGGACATTATTGAATCCAACGGGTCCGGTGACATCCTTTGGGATAAGACCATCAATGAAACATTCACGCTCTTAAGTAACAATCGGCCATATTACCCAGAGTTACTGACCATGAAACGGGTGAACGACGATTTTGATTTCTTTAAGCGCCTGCATGAGTGCATTCTTACACGTTGCACGGCGGAACTGCGGGATGCCGATTTGCTGGATCTTTTTGATATTATTGGCATTGATATTTCTGACGAGCAGATTGATAGCTTTGGTGACAAGGAATATATTCTGGATCGTATTGCAAAGGAGCTCGATGTTCAGTTTAACACCCGCAAACAGCTCCTGCTGAAAACCCTCTATGCTTACATAGCGAATAGCAGCACACTGGACGATTTGGACTGTTTTAGTATGTTTGGCACGAATAGCTTTAGCCTGGTGTGGGAGAAAGTCTGTGCAGAAGTAATGGACAACCAGCTACAGAAGCCAATCGGCGGACTTCGACTTCCTGTACCGTTGGCTGAGCAGTACCGTGATATACGACATAAAAAGCTTATTGATTTGATTGACAAACCTCAATGGGCAGGAACTGCACCAAGTGGTGAACCATTCGTAAAACAAGCCGAGGACACGCTCATCCCCGATCTCATTTCCATCGTTAATGTTGATGGAAACTATCAATTTATCATCTTTGACGCCAAATACTACAACATCCAATTAGAACATAATAAAAGGCTGCGTGGTCAACCTGGTATTGAGTCCATCACCAAACAGTATCTGTACCAGTTAGCATATCAGCCGTTTGCGGAAGCACACCAGATTAATACGGTTCGAAATTGCTTTCTCATGCCAACCGATTCTGCAGAAGTAGTTGAGAAAGGAACTGTGTCTCTCTCCATGTTAAGTAATCTGGGATTGCAGGATATTCAGGTACGATTGTTACCCGCAGAGACCGTTTATCGCCATTATCTTGAAAATAGAAAGATGGATATCAGGATACTAAACTTGTAAAAGAGCTCTCAATGAAAACGACTGATTAAAACGAAAACACCAATAAATAGATGCGGATCCATTGTGCTGGTGCCAGTTGGCAAAGCGGTTTAAGCGCTTGGAAAATAATGTGGGGATATAGTTAACATGGGAGCCCGCGCCACGAGTACCCCACAGCCAAAATAGCGGCTGAAACGCAATGTTCCAGCCGCTATTTTTCTTAAAAGTTTCAGTAGCTGTTTCCGTCGAACTGTGGTATATGTTTGTGTTGCAAGGAGGCGAGCGCATGAAATACAAGCTGCTGAAAGACCTATATGACTGTTTTTATACCCCACCCGAACTCTCGGCGCAGAAGCAGGAAATTGAGGAGTGCCACCGAGCACTTAGCGAGGCGTTGGGAAAGCCGGAGCGTCGGCTGGTGCTCCGGATCATCGACGCAAAGGATCGCATTGCGGAGGATACCTCCATCGACAGCTTTATCGCCGGATTTGAACTGGCGTGGAAGCTGTCCATAGAACTGAATCACTACGAAAACGAGCACTCAGTCTCCTGCCGAACGGCAATGGGATTGGGGGCTCGTTTCGTATCTGCAAGGGAGGAAGAGAAATGAAGAAGTTCGTCATAGCAACCATGATTGCCGCTTGTATCGCTTTGTGTGCCGCCGTGTGGCCACATGGCAACGCAGTCGAGGAAACACCCGTCCCAGCCGCAGGAACCGCTGTGAGCGCCAGGAAAGCGACTGTCGTGGAAATAACAGAAAAGAATTCCGCGTCACTGACAGAGATGGAAAACGAGATTTCGCAGCAAGAAGCATCCCAAGAGGAACGTCCTGAACCAGAGACAGAGTCTATTGAAACGCCCGCAGATTCTGAACTCCAGCCTTCCGCAGAGCAGTCACCCACTAAAAATTCCGCACCAGAGCCAACTCCATCCCAACCGCCTAAAGAACTGCAGCCCGGTGAGAAAGTCTATGTGGCGGGTTTCGGCTGGGTGGAGTACGAGGGGCCAAACTACTGTGAAGATGGTACGGATATTTACGAAAACGGCAACAAAATTGGGATCACGGGGTGAAATTTGCGGAAAACATTCAAAATAGGGTCAAGCCGCTATTGACAATCAAACTTTCTATGCTATTCTATAATGATTTAACCTTGATGTTGAATGGGTGGCATGGGCGAGAAGGAGAGTATGTATGGCGTATGAGTTCGTTTACGAATCCGAGGCAAAGCGCTATCGTTCGGATTGCTCGGACGTCCTGAAGAAGACCTGCGAGTTGCTGAAGGAGAAGGGGATTTCTGCACAGTTTTCTCTTATTGGGAGCGGCGCAAGGAATATGATCACGAGAAACGGGGATGGTCCATATGACCTTGACTACAATCTTTCGATCATGAGGGCAGAAGAAAGATATTGGAATGACCTGCGGTTGCTGAAGGAAACGGTAAGAAATGCTCTGAACTGGGCGGAGAGAAATGAATTCTTTTCAGATGCACAAGATTCGACTTCTTGTTTGACTGCAATATTGTATTTTGAGAAGTCGCCAGATATCAAATTCAAGTTTGACGTTGCTATTACCACGAAAAATAAAAACGGGAATTACATGCGCTTGATTCATAACAAAAATGTGTATGCACTGGGCTTGGATCAATACACATGGAACGAAGTGCCGAACTCTCATCAGGTGAAAGATAAGGCGGATGAAATAAAGGAAGAAGGCTTATGGCAGGAGGTTCGTGGCAGGTATCTTGAGAAGAAAAATATGTATCTATCTCGACAAGATCGTAACCACCCATCCTTTGTGGTGTATGTGGAAGCGGTGAATGAGGTTTATAACGGATATTTCAATAGAGGAGGCGGGTACAATGTGCAATCGATTTTTTGACTACGATGACGGCGACTTCGCCGTGAGCATTTCTGATAGCATGGCGATGGACTCCGACGGGGATCTCATGATGCGCATGGGCGACCATATGGCGATGGACATGGACACCGGGGATATTCACATGATCTCCTCATGGTCTGATGACGACGAGGAGTAGAGCATAGGCAGCAGTTCAGTGGTTGAGCCACTATAGACAAGGAAAATGCTTTCAAAATCCAGACAGAAAAATAGCGGGACAGGTCGTAAAGGCTTGTCCCGCTACTTGTGTATTATGGCAGATATTCTTCTGTGACCCGATACCGGCTGATACCGAAAGAGCTGCTCCGTTCCACGATTTCCGGCGGGATCTTGGGCAGGTACTTCTTGCTGAAGCTGGTGTCCCCGAAGTAGGCGTCAAAGCTTGCCACTGGCAGGACGACCCATTCGCAATCATCCTGCCGGTTGGCGAGGTAATAGCGGATCAATGTACAGGCAACCTCAGATGGAATTTCCTTCGGAAGCGCTATTGTTACTTTCTCTGTCAGTTCAAGCGGCAGCTCCGGCCCCTCTCTGCGCAGCGGCCCCAGCTCCAACGCATCGGCAAGGACATCATCAAAGCGCAGTGTCCAGGCGCCCTTGGTTTGGGATGCAAAAATCGGGATCTGATATTGCATTACCTTGCTTCGCCATGCGGCGGCAAACTTGGACTGAATAACCTCCGCATACTTGAGTGAGGTGCTGCGCACCTTTTCCGGGTGCGTCAGCATGAAGTCCGCCGCGCGGAGAACATGACGGAGGAACCAGCCGACCCCATCCGCATCCACCAGCTCCGGGAACTCTGTATGCAGCTCCGAAAAATCCGTCTGGAACTGCCACTCCTTGTCCTGCACACGCTTTCCGTCCTCTGGCACACTGCACCAGGCGCAGAGCGCACGGCGGGCATGGTCGACCCGGTCATGCGGATCACCCGAAATGACTGCTCCATCTTTGCCGTGGAACAGGTATCCGCGAGCCAGAACAGTCAAAATCCGCGACATCCCCTCAAACTCCAGGATCGTGGCAAAAGTGAACCGACCCAGCCATGTCGTATCGCTCTTCTTACTGGCGGTATAGGAAACCGTTCCGGTATATGCGCAGAATTCTACCCATTCGTTAATCATCCCGCACCTCCAGAACATTTTTCTCGATATACTCCGGCAGCAGCTCCCACAGCAGGTCGCGTCTGCCGAGGGCCACCACATAGCGCACGGCCAGAGCCGGTCTTACAATCGCGGTCAGCAGCTCCCGGCACTTGGCCGTCACCGCATCACAGTAGCTCCGGGAGGCGGATTTGTCCGCGAAGGCGCTCATCATGGCGGTGAAGGCTTTCGAGTCGCTTTCACGGAACAGCTGCTTTTTCTCCCTGCCGGTGTTCTCGTCCTCCATATCACAGACAATGTCTCCCAGGATGCGGTAGCCACCGAAGCGGAAATCGGTCAGCAGATCGTAAATATCCTCAAACTCCGGCTCCGTCAGCCATTCCCGCAGGAAGCACTCCCGTGCATCCTCGTCCATGAGGTGCCATGCCTGCTCCCGCATGGCATACAGCAGGGCGGACACCTTTTCCGGCGGCAGGCTGCCGAACAGAGCGTACAGCTCGTCAGGATCGTATGCATCCTCCTGCCCTCTGGCATATAGAATGCGCTCCACATTGCTCTTCCGCTTTTTCTCCTTCAACGGAACGCGGCAGGCCCGGATGCGGGAGAGGCAGGCATCGTAATCCCGCAGCAGCGCATCCACTGCCGCCAGCTTATCGGAGTTCAGCTGCCCCTTCCAGTCCGGCTGCTGAGCGAAGGAAAATAGCTCCTCGTCCCTGGCGGGCTTTGCCTTGATACGCGGCGTGTTCTTTTTCAGCTGCTGTGCCAGATACGGCAGACGCTCTACATTGGAGTCCACCTTGCTCCAATCCACCTTTTTGAAAAACGCCTTTACCTTGGCCGCATGGGTTGGCTCATACCAGGCACGCCGGGTCTCCATTTCTTCTACCAGCGTTTTATATTTGAGAAAGTCGCTGCGCTTGACGGTCTTGTGGGTCAGGTACTCATCCAGATCGGGGCGGATGCCGCTCTTAGCCGAGTCGATCTCCAGCCCGGTGAGGATGGCCAATGTTTCCGTCTCCTTCCGGCAGCGCTCCCGCTCCTCGGCGTCGGAGTTTTCGTTGTAGGCGATAATGCTGCGATCCAGCGCGGCATTGCAGATCTGACCGACGCGGGAGGAGAAGGTGCTGCGAACGGTCTCAAAGCGTGCCTCCCAGTCGTCGGCACTGCGGATCTGGGGCTGGGCCGTGGGGATCATCAGCAGAGGAATGTTCTCTGTGTTGGTGAGGGATTTGTGTTTCTCGTAGCGGTAGAGGTTGTAGTTGCGGCGGACGCAGGCATTCAGGATCGGATCAGATATGGTCTTGATCATATCGCCGTCGTAGTCAGCGCCGCCCAGCCGCTCCGCAGCCAGCATATTGGAATCCACCATCACCACATCCGTCAGGTGCCCGAAATAGTAATGCCGCATCTGCTTTCTCTCTTCCTTCGCGTCGTAGAAGGAAAGCTGTAGCTCCTCGTTGCGGGCAATGTGCGGATTGCGTAGCAGCGTGCAGGCGTCGTCATGGGCATAGGCCGCCTGGGGTGCATAGAAGGAACTCTCCGGGAAGTGGTCGGTCATGACGGTGCTGTAAAACATCCGTTGCCTGCGTTTGCGCGGCGGAACAGTCGGGAGCAGAAATGCCAGAAAGTCCAGAAGATCACCGGAAAGATAACGGTTGTCTCCCGCCACGATCAGGCGGCCGACGGCGTACTGCTCCACGATCTTGTCCGCTTCGTCCTCCAGCCGCCTGGCATAGACCGGTTCGTTGATGAAATGCGGATTCTTTTTCAGCACGGCGGCAAGAATCTGGTCTTTGCCCTGATGCCGTTCCCACCAGCTGATCCAATCCGCTTTCTCCAGAAAGTAGTTCTGCCGAAATTGCGGGTTTGCGCAGAGGTTATAGTACCGTAGCTCCGTCTGCTTGGTGAGCCAATTTCGCGGGTCTTCCTCCGGACTGTGATCCCAGCCGTCTGGCAGATCGGCGGGGCGGAACTCGTCCGCCTTGAGGGATACCGTGTTCAAAAACTGATAGTTCAGTTCCGCCGTTTTCTCCGTCTTCTCCTTGCTGACATTTGTGATGTACAGTGCGTGGCGGTACTTACGGAACACCGCCCAATAGTCCTCCCAGCTCATGCCACTGGCAGTGAGCCAGCCGTATCCCTTGAACATGCTCTTGGTGAGGATGACGTCCACATCCCGGACGGAATGCTCCATGCCCCACAGATCGGTGATGGTGTCCGTCCCGCAGAGGGTCAGGAAGTCTTTGAAGTCCACCTCGTGCAGCATACCCTTGACATAGGGCATACGGATCTGGAATGAGGTGTGGACTTTCTTCCCGCACAGCTTCTCGTCCACGACGCGGGCATATTCTTTTGAGATCAGCCCCTCGCCGTCGAAGCAGGTGATTTCGATGTCCTCTTTTTTCTCCACCCGGTGATATTTGCGGGTACTGCTCTGCGTTCCGTCGTCCTCTACGGTGATGACGCTGACATTCCGCTCTGTGCGCGTAGGATTGTCGATGACCACCACCCGGTGGGGCCGGTCAATGCCGATGCCGTCAATGCGGATACCGCTGGACAGCATCAGGCCGTTGTAGGCATAGAGCTTGCTGAGCTGGCAGTCACCGATGGTCATATCCATCATGATGCGGCGGCACACCGTGTCATAAAAATCCTCCCGGATGAAGGCCAGCCGCGCCTGCCGGCTCATGCTGCCCGAACGCTCAAAGGCGAGGTAACGATGTGCCCCGGAGCCAAAGTCCAGGCTGACACCTTCGGGACGGAACAGGGCCCTGGCCTTCTCCTGCCGGATCAGGTGTTTCTTTCTGGCGCCGCTCCGGTCGAAGATGCCGGAGAAGTCCATATAGAAAATGATGTCCGAGAGATCCGTCACCAGCTGCCCACCGGGTGTTCCGGTGAAGGCATCGCCGCGCAGCACGCACATAGTCTGATAGAACAGTGCGTTATCGTCCTGCTCATGGGGCGCGGAAAGTGATTTGCATTTTTCTGTCTCGGCGGCGCTGAGCTGGAAGGCGTATGCACACTCCTGCTGCCTTCCGTAGCTGATCACGGCTCTGGCGGACAGTTCGTAGATCCTGTATTTCACCAACGGCATTGGCTCACCTCCTGATGCTTCTATTCTATCATGAGGTTCCAAATTTGCAATATGGATACTGCTCCCACTTTTTCAGTGGGAGCTTTTTGCTTGCAGCTCTCAACAAAAAATTATAAAGGAGGAATCCAATGCAAGAATCCACATTCACCAACTATGACCAGCTGCCGCTGTTCCTCAATGCGAACACGGTGGCGCAGGTGCTGGGCGTGTCCATCTCCAGCGCCTATGAGCTCATGCACGAGACGGGCTTCCCCGCACTGCGAATCGGCAATCGCATCGTGGTACCAAAAGAAGAATTCCGTCGATGGGTCGATGTGCAGACAGGAGGTGACGCCTG